TTTTCCACCTTCTTCAGCAGTCTTTGCTTTACTTTACCTATTTCCTGCTCAAGATAGGCGTTCCGCTTTAACAGACTTCTGACTTGGGCCTCCATATGAATGGTGCGCTGTCGCTCCCTACGGTAATCCTTGAGCAGGTATTTGAATAAAGTTTCGATAGGGATATATGGTGTAAGATTTTCTTCCGTCATATGTTGTGGTGATTATCAAGAATGAGATTGGTGTGCCTTAAAACCATCGAGGAACATTTCGGCCATCACTATATTGATTCCGTGATGCTCCTTGAGGTTTTCTGGACGTCCGGTCAATGTCATGCTCAAATTCTCCTTACCATAATCACGCTCCACATCGAAGTATAATTCCTGCCCTCTTTCATCATGGAGAGTAATCCTGCTGCTTTTTAGAATTGACTCAAGAAGAGAATTACACTTTTCAATCTCTTCCTTAATGGCTTTGGCCCTTTCAAATGATTCATTTTCCATAATATTCAAAAATAATGGTGTGATGTACATAGGGGTGGGAATTGTTGCTTGGTAGAATACCCCATCAGCTCCAGGTTAAAGATGTCCTCTCCGATTTCTTTCCACGCCGAATATACACCATACATACATTCACGCGCATAGAAAGGCGGCTTGTAGGGGGCGCATACACAGATTATCTGCACATGTGATTTACTATTGTATGATACCAGCTTCGTCCTGGAATCGTCGAATAAATCTCCAACGATATGTTGCCCGGGCCGGATATTGTAACAGTAACTGTTATCCTGATACACGTCAAGGGTCTCCCAAGGATATGTCGGGAAATCTGTCATTTTCATATCTCTCATATTACCGCATGTTATATAGCCACCAGATTGCAAAACCCACCACTCCGATATTTATCATCAATACAATGGCATCGAAGAGAAAGAGGCATCGGTGAAAGTCGGATGCCCTCCGCATTGCCCAGACACATAGTATCAAAGTGACCACCAGCGCAATCAGCGATGTCCATAAAAAAACAACTGTCATCATCAACCTATCTTTACTGATTCATTATGACCATGGCATTGATAGCCCTGGTCATCGCTTCATTGACACACTCCTTGTCCGGCTCTTCATACTCCAGCAATACATCCACTTGCGTATCGCCATTGGCATCTACATGTCTGGAACCGATTTCGACATTCACCGGAACCGCCTCTTCGTGCACTATCTCGACAAGATATGCAAGAACCTTGTTGTGTAGCGTGAAATGTGTATGTATCATTGTCTATTAAAAATTGTTACTCCTGCTATTTCTTCTATCTTATCTTTTGCCAGTTCAGGGATTCGAACCAACCCGCTGCGCCAATTATTAAATGTGTAAATGGGTACCTTGCATTCTTCAGCTAACTTTTTAGCCATTTCAGGAGCTTCACATACTGGCAGACTACGCAAATAAGTACGCAATGCCATGCCGTCAGTTGTTTTTTTCTTCTTTTTTTCTTCCATAATATATTTAATATTGATTATTTATTCATAGATTTATAATGCAAATATAAATTTAAGGAAATTAATTTCCAAATACTTTAATAATTAATTTCCTATTATTTTAATTATAGATATGAAACACTTTGGAAATCAATTAGATGAGTTGTTTAGAAAAAAAAGAATTCGTCAAAAGGATTTTGCGGATAAAATGGGGGTAACTGCTGTTACCATAACTAAATGGAAATCTCAAGAGAGTATTGATGCCGCAAAATTGGAAGCAATATCCAAGATATTGAATATACCCATTTCTTATTGGTTTGATGATGATTGTCAGTTCAATCAGTCAATAGTACACGGTGATGGGAGTGCCGCTTCAATATACGGTAATGCTACTGCTGGAATGATTGCTGATAAAGATAAGGAAATAGAGCACCTTAAATTATTATTAAAGGAAAAAGAGAGGACTATTCAAATTCTAATGCAAAAATAGAATTTAGACAACAAAAGATATATAATTGACTATCAGCCAATAGGAAACATAGTAGCAACGGAATCACAAGGGAAAATGCTAATAGGTTCATTGATAACTTGTTAGCATTTTCTTTTTATGATAGTTGCACAACATTTGCACAACTCGCGAATAGGGAAAGAAAAAGCCGGGAAATAATTCCGGCTATATTGTTGTTTTAACCCCACCGCTGATTTTGGGAGTTGGGGCGTATTCTGCTTTTTGTCTTCGTTTCTCATCCTCGTCTTTAAGGTACTTGTTCCTTATCTCTTTGATGTCATTCGTCATTCCCCATACCTTGAAGAAGAGAATGATTTGCAGTACTCCGAATATTAGGAGTATGATGGTTAGAAAGTCAATCATAATCTTAGATATTTAGTTTGTTCTTTAAATCTTTGAATAAATCGGGATTTTCAAGTTCTCCTCAATAGTATTTCTTATAGCTGTCCCGGTCAAAGCTCTGCTTTTTCATATAAATAAAGGGGCATATCTTATTGTATAAAGCGATAAAAACAAATTTAGCAAAATGAGTTTTTGATCATTTTTTTAGATTAGTATATCCATGAAGATTCAGCTGTATATCTATGACTTTAGCATTTTCTTTGATGCTTTGAGTATAATATTCAGCTATTCTATTTTTGTCTCTTTGATAGAGTTTTTGTTCTCTTGTAGTTGCTTTATTTATGACCTTTTTGCTCATAATGTTGCAAATATAGCTTCTAATTTCGGAATAATTTGCGTATTATCTATATTATTAGAACATAGACTCACACAATTGGTTGTTTTACCATCTTTAGTTTTGCAAACTTTAATATTAAAATTATCTGCATTTTGGCTTAGGCTGACTTTGTATACATAGCTGTTTTTGGGGGCTTCCCAGAATTCTCCACTTGCATCTCTACCATATCTTATATCTAGATTTTCATTAATAGAAGCTAATTCATTTATTATTTGAAGCGTATTGTCATACCTATCATTAGGATTTGGTTCAATACATTTTTTTATTATCTTTTTGAGCTTTTTAGGGATATGTGGTAAATAGCATTTTCGATTTGGGAAAAGACCATTTAATATCATTCTTTTAAAAACAACATCATCAAGCATTGGATTACCTGTGTTGGGAATCTGTCTATAAAATAACTCATTCCCATTAACCATTCTATATATAGTCAGTCCGGCTTGATATATGTCGTTTTTTATTGTCTGATTCAGGCCTTTCAATTGTTCCGGTGTTATATGCGGGGTATAGCATGCTTGTGCTGTACAGAAACCGTAGGTGTCGGTGTATAGTGCCAATCCAAAGTCCGACAGCATAGCTTCGTTAGAATCCGATATGAGGATATTGTCTGGTTTTATGTCAAAATGAACCAATCCTTTTGAGTGGATATGGTTCAGCCCAGACAGGAATTGTATCGAATACCGGATAACTTCTCTTACTGTCAAGTAACTCCCGTTTGAAATCCTTTTCTTTAGCGAACCGTTCTTGTAAAAAGGCATAGCTACATATATGTTGTCATCATCTTCGCAAGCGTAGTTCACCTTCACAATGTTGTTATGGTTGTGGGCGTACAATAAGCGCGCTTCCTTGAAATACTCATCGGGACTTGTAGAGGGATTCTTCTTTATCTCCTTGACGACTATTTCCCCATCCAATTGGTTGTCATGAGCCAAAAATACCTTTGAGTTGCGACCTTCTTGCCCTATTTCTTTTATTTCATCGAAATCTAATCTTACTTTACAATTTTTCATATAATTATAGATTAAATGCGCTTAATGCCGCTAATAATGACTCTTTTTCTTCTTTGTTGTATTCGCTCCAGTCATCGAAAAATTTACAATCATCCACCTTGCTCTCAACCAATGGCTTGAAGCGCTCTCGTGTTATGCCAAGTCTGGAAGATATGGTTGAAATCCGTCCTACGTAATACTTTTCAATGCTTGAACTTGCAATCAACTCCTGTATTACAGCTTCCATATTGACCCGTTCGATGGAAATCTTCTTCGCTGTTGTCTCTGTCGCTCTTATGCAAGCCAAATTGACTTGGTTCTCAAATATGATGTCCAAGAATGTGCTCCTAATGAATTTTAGTTGCTCCGGTACCTCAAGGGCAATGGGAACATTGACTTTATCTATCAAGATAATTTCTTTGTTTCCATCATTTTCTTTTATTATAGAGTAGATAATGCAATCAGGCTTTACTCTTATTCCAATTGATGTATTATTCATATATTATGTTCCTTAATTGGTTGTTATTCTTTTTCGTAGGTAGTAGTTATTGAGTATGAGTAGATTGATGTTTTAGTTTTGTTCTTTAGCTTAGAAAGAACACAAGTGACAATCATTCTGTTATATCTGAATTGGTAACAAAACTCTTTAAATCCATTCATTATCTCTTGCCCAATTATGAAATCGTCATTCTTGATATAATCCCCATTGGAGTTATTAAACGAGTAAATATCTATATTACTATTTATGGGAGTTCCATATTTGTCTGTTAATTCTGTGATACGTTTTCTATAATCACCTAAACAACAAAGAATAAGTTGTGGAAAAAGAGCTAATTGATATGATTCTATTGTTTCTCCTTTATAGAAAATATCGGAATGGTAATAATAATACCTATCTACATATTTATTGATAGCATACATATCATAGTTACCACGTTCAGCATCAGGCCTTTTCTTTGCTTTAGATATAACATCACTCCTTTTGTCTCCAAAATTAGCTAAGTAGAAATCGGATTTATCCGTATTGTCTATGTTGTCCTTTACTTCATTTTCAGATTTGTGCATTAAATATTCTTCACCCAATATTTCCTTTTGTTTTCTTATGGCATCGCAATAATATGACATTGATGATTGAATGTTTTCACAAGGATACTCAAACTTGCCACACTCTATACCTAACAAATCTGTTGGAAGGTGCATTTCAACTCCTAATTTAGTACAAAACGAAACCCTATTCCGTCCTAACTTCCCTAAAAACAATCCATATTCAAATAAGACATTGTCTCTTACTGATAGTTTGACAATATCTTTCTTTTTTAATTCATCCTCAGGAAAAAATATAAAAGAGGCAAAGTCTGTACGGTCAAGTTCCGCAATCAAATCTTCTAATGGTGCATGATTTAGATTAAATGTACCTTGATACCATACGTTGATATTGAATTCATGCTGTAATTCATTTGCTATAGCTCTTGCAAGTGGAATTGATACAACTGAACATCCTATAAACAAATAAGGTTTTTTCATTACTTATTTAATATCTCAATATTATTGTCACCAAATACAAACCGAAGAACTTGCTCTTTTTTCTCACTGCCCATTTCTATGGATAAGGTTGCTTTAATCTCCTTTTCTCCCATGTAATCTGTTTTATTACACAAACCGCTGGACTTGTAGTAATCGAAAAAATTACAATTTAACACTTCACTAATATTACATAGCAAATCTGTATCAAGACTATGTTTCTGAAACACTGTTTTTTCTATATTTTGTCTTGCAATACCCAGTAATTCAGCAAATTTAGCCTTTGATAATCCGCTTTCTTCTACCTTTCTGCGAACTTCTTCTCCGATGTTTAATCTATTGATTTTCATATTCTAAAGTTATTAAAGGTTTTTTATTAGCAGAAATTTGTATGTAATATCAAGAGTGTTAATAAATCGTAATAGCGTAATCTAAAGGTATTACTTGTAATATATTTGATTACATTTGCATCACCAATCAATCACGATACAAAGATGCAAAACGGATTGATGCAAATAAATAGTATAAACATATTAAATCACACGATTATGAGCACGAAGAGTTTTTTACATGAAGTTATGAGCCTTGCATGGCAGTTCGTTCGCAAGAACGGTTTCACGATGTCAGAAGCATTAAAATGCGCTTGGGCTAACATGAAATTGAAATTGCAGATGAAAAGCAAGATTGTGAAATTCTATTTTCAAAAGGTGGACGGTTCTGTGAGAGAAGCCTACGGTACACTAAATGAAAAACTGATGCCTGCCGTCACTGGTACTGACAACAGAAAGAAGAACGACACCGTTCAAACTTACTATGATACTGAACGCCAAGAGTTCAGATGCTTTAAGAAAGCTAACCTTTTAAAAATCGCCTGATATGAGACAGTTTAGAGTATGTGACAGTGTAGAAGCCTACGGGCTTGAAAAGGCTTTGGATAAGGCTTATATGGACCTTGATAGAGTTGATAAGATGTCTGACACAGAGGCTTGTGCTTTCTGTAATACCGATACCAAAGAAGAAGCCTTAGAGGTTATTCAAGAAGAGATTGATTACATAGAGTTTCAACTTGATAGAATAGCAGTATGATAGAGGCATTGATAGTATTAGGCTGCTTGTATGCAAGTTATAGGCTTTTCAGAAAGCCGGGCGAGAAGTTCTTTTACGATGATTAATCACACGATTATATCACGCACGACAGTCCTATTGACAGCTAAAGACTGGCATCCGATAGCGAGAATCGGGTAGGGTACTATTGATTGGTTCTTTGATAAGTCTGTGAAAGCAATTACGGTGTAATTCATAAGCCGTTTTTGCCAACCAAAGATAACGAACGCACATAAGCAAGTTGGGGCTTGCGAGCTGTGCAATGTTTAACAATTAATAGATGTGTAACCATAGTCTTTGAGGTGTAAGTAATGACGGATTAGGCGGCCGACACGCACATCGACAATATAGCCCTATTGACAGCTAAAGACTGGCATCCGATAGCGAGAATCGGGTAGGGTACACAACCGCAGCAAAGGTTAGTGCTACTATCGTACTAAAAGCCACGGGCAAAGCGAAGTGCGCACCGCTTTACCTCATCCTTGTACGGGCGGTAAAATTTAAAATCACACGATTATGGGAAAAAGTATGTATAAATCACGTATGCCATATATAGGTATGCCGGTTAAGTGTAAACATCCCGGATGGGAAAGCAAGATTGGGGCGATTTGCGCCATCAATGGGGATAAAGTAATGGTAGAGTTCGGAAAGCACGATTTTGTAGAATTCTATAGCGATGAACTGGTTGCAATGACGATGTTATGAAGATAATTATGTTCTCTTTTTCGTTGCTTGTACTGCTGTGTATGACAATGATGTTATGCAATTCCATAATAAAGGATGGTCCTCTATACATGACGGGGATTGTATTGACATCCACAATGTTTATTTTGTCTGTTATACTCGCAGTGATAACCGGTATGGAGTTGCGTAAAAAGTGTTAGTATAAACTGTTTTGTCGTGTTTTATTTTGTGTTTGTACTGGGTGTGCCGTCTGTGAAGATAGCGCACCTTTCTTATTGGGGCGTTCGGTGTAATGGTTAACACACCTCATTGGAGGAGACTGGCGGTTCGAGTCCGTCAACGCCCACCAATCATTCTAATATAACATTTATGGAAAAGGTAGAAAGTAAAGAGAAAATGAGAAACATGAAGAGAGGAGCCACGATAGAGCTGCCTATATCTTCACTTGAGACAATCCGCAACAACGTATCACTTCTAAATGCCAAGCATCTTCTTGAGGGTAAAAAATGGGCTTCAAAGTCTTATCCGAAAAAAGGTATTGTCGTTGTAAAAAGGGAGTCATAGTCATCTAACTCACACGATTATGGAACGGGTATTCACAGAACTCACCCCTGAATGCGAGATTACAGCACGGATGTATGCACAAGGGTATGAGAAAAAGGAAATCGCCAATTTCAAATGCCGGGCGGTTAGCACGATTAATAACCAATTGCAAAAGGCTTTTGAAATATTGCATGTACGGAATGGGAGAGAACTTGCAACAATGCTTTATGAACGGATAGCCGGTGTGAGGCTCACGATGGATTTTTCGCCTATAGTCCGTGTGTCCGTCGCATGTTGCTTACTGTGTATATTTTCTTTGTCACTTTACCACGAACAAGGTGATATGAGAAGGTTACGAAGATTTAGAATTGAACATATAGAAAGGGTAAGAGAATGAACATGGAGGATATTTTAAATAGTGGTGCCAATGTTACTTTGACAATAAAGTCCACTGATTTGAAAGAGTTCGCAGAACATCTTGTAAAAAAGACTGTGAGAAGTATTAGAGACTCTTTCATCAGACCGGAAGAGGACTACTTGACCATTAAAGAGGCAAGTCAGATTCTACATACCGATAAGTCAACCTTATGGAGATGGCATAAAATTGGATATTTGTGCAGGTTGGAAATAGGAGGTAAGAGATTGTACCGAAAAAGTGATGTAGATGCTATTCTACAGAAAGAGAATAATTAACCCTTTAAATTTTACGATTATGAGTCTTATCAAAAAATCAAATGAATTAGTAATCCCTACCACAGTGAAAATGATGATTTACGGCCAGGCTGGTATGGGAAAATCAACAGTGGCATTGAGCGCACCGAAACCGTTATTATTGGATTTCGATAATGGCGTTAAGCGTATGAATATGGCGCATTTGGAAAACATAGATACCGTACAGGTCACTTCATGGAGTGATGTTCAACAGGTCTTGCAGGAGGATTTGTCTGCTTATCAGACCATTGTAGTTGATACTATCGGTAAGATGATGGATTTCATCATTACTTATAAATGTGGCAGCCGCCAACCGTCTATCAGGGATTGGAGTGGTATCAATGTGGAGTTTTCATGGATGACACGAACACTTTCGGGGCTTAACAAGCACATCATTTTCGTTGCCCATCGCGACACACGGAAAGAAGGTGATGATACCGTGTTTATCCCTGCCTTGCGTGAAAAGTCCTACAACTCCATCGTTACCGAACTGGATTTGCTCGGCTATCTTGAAATGAAAAGCGAAAGAGGTGTTCAAAGACGCACTATAACTTTTGACCCGACTTCAAGAAATGACGGTAAGAATACATGCAATCTTCCTTCAGTGATGGAAGTTCCTACCATCCTTGACAAGAATGGTAATCCAACCGCAAAGAACGACTTTATCACCGCCAAGATAATCAATTCGTATTTGGGTATGCTTGCTGCCAAGAAGGAAGCGCAGGAAAAGTATGACAAGGTGATAGAAGAAATAAAAGAAAGCATTGAATTTATCACCGATGCCAACTCCGCTAATGAGTTCGCTTCACATATCAATGAGTTTGAACACGTTGGTAGTTCTTTGATGATGGCGAGAAATTTGTTTGCTGCAAAGGTAAAGGCTTTGGGACTGGTATTCAATAAGGAAACTAAAATCTACTCAGATGCAGCCTAACTATCGTATATATGCAACATTGTTGGATTCTTACTTCAATTACCTTAATAGCGATGTCATATATGAGCGTTATTATGGGTGGAGTGAGAATCCACCATATACGGAAGAAGAGTTTCGGCAGAAGCAGTTTCAAGAACTGATAGACCGGATTAACCGCAGGCCATTCGACAGCGAAGCGGCAGACAAGGGAACAGCCTTTAATGAGGTTATTGACTGTATGGTTGAAAATCGGAAATCCGAAACGGTGCAGGTTGAAAAGGTATATAAGGCAATACGCGAAGGAGCTTGTGACGAAACAGGTAAACCTTTGTATTACGATGAGGTTCAGACCAACGAGGTTATAGGTTTGAGAGTTACCTATAATAATCGTGTTTTTACTTTCCCAATCTCACTTTGCCGAGAGTTCGCCGGTTACTTCAAAGGAGCATTGACCCAACAAAGGGTAGAAGCGATTCTTTCAACCGCATACGGCAATGTTTTGGTTTATGGGGTGATTGACGAGCTGATGCCGGCCAGCGTCCACGACATCAAAACAACTGGAAGCTATACCGTAGGGAAGTTCAAAGACCACCATCAACATTTGGTTTATCCTTACGCTTTGATGAAGAACGGTTCGGATGTACGGACATTTGAGTACAACATTGTAGAGTTCAATAAAGGCGGTTTTGTGGTAGATACCTATACAGAAACATACGTTTTCAATCCAGAACGTGATATTCCTATTCTCACTAATCATTGTGAGGAATTTATCCGGTTTTTGGAAGAAAACAGAGAACTTATAACCGATAAAAAGATTTTTGGAGGAGAAAATTAATGGCAAACCAAATAACCGGACGGATAATCGAAATCGGACAAACCGTTCAAATACCATCCAAAAACGGTGGTTCCTCATTTACAAAACGGGAGTTTATCTTGGATGCTACCACTTACGACCCTTATACGGGAGAGCGTAGCGAGTATGAGAATGTTATTCCCTTAGAGTTTTCAGGCGATAAGTGTGCAGAACTCGACCGCTTTAATCAGGGTGATGTTGTTACTGTATCATTTGTCTTACAAGGGCGTTCTTGGACGAATCAAGACGGAGAATTCAAACGTATGGCGTCTATTCGGTGTTACAAAATAGATGCGCGTGGCGGTGTGTCGCAATCCTCACAAGCTACACTGGCACAGCAACCAATTCAACAACCTACACCGCAACCGACTTATCAGCAACAGCCGCAGAATTTCCCACCTCCGTTTGATGCGAATGGTAATGCAAAGGACGATTTACCTTTTTAATGTATGTCCCTTTACGATACTTCAAACCCTTTGCAGAAAGAGCAATTTAAGGCTCGTTCTGCAAAGCTCGCAGAAAGCGGTAAGGTTGTAGAACTCACAGAGAAAAAGCCTAAAAGAAGCCTGCAAAGCAATAAATATTTGCATGTGATTTTAGGTTACTTTGCGTGTGAGACCGGAAACACGTTGGAGTGGGTGAAGCAACAGTATTATAAAAAGCTTGTTAATCCATCCATTTTCATTCGTGAGAGAGACGACAAGTATTTGGGACGGATAAAGATATTGCGCAGCTCTGCTGATTTAGATAGTGCAGAAATGAATACAAGTATTACCCGTTTTCGTAACTGGGCAAGTGCTGAATGCGGAATATATTTACCTTCTGCTGATGAAGATAGATTGATTCAACTAATGGAAATAGAGATTGAACGAAATAAAGATTATTTATAATGGCAGAAATATGGAAAGATGTTGTCGGATATGAAGGTTTATATCAAGTATCAGACAGGGGTAGAATTAAATCTATATGCAGTTACGTAAGACTACAAAATGGTGAATTAATGAAGAAAAAGCCGCATATCCTTAAACTACAAGATAGATGTGGATATAAATGTGTAAACCTATTCAAAGGCGGACGCTCACATACACTTAACATTCATCGTTTAGTAGCAGAGGCTTTTTTACCCAATCCTCATAGGTATTCAGTTGTAAATCATAAAGATGAAAACAAAAGCAATAACAGCTTGTCTAATTTGGAATGGTGTACTCACGCTTATAATTTGAGTTATGGTACTGCCCAAAGAAGAAGGGCCGTATCTCAAGGTAAAGTAGTTATTCAATTAGATAAGAATGGAGCTTTTATAAAGCGACATTTGACATTAATGGACGCTTGTAGAGATACCGGCATAAATTTTCAAAATATCTCACAATGTTGTAACAACAAAAGAAAAACAGCAGGTGGATATTGTTGGAAATTTGAGGAACAGCAGGAAATACAAAGAAATCAAGAATTTATTTAGTTATGATAGAAACAAGAAAAACAGAAATCAGGTATGTGACATCTGACCCGAAAAAGATGCTCAACATGTACCTTGCAAAACGTGTCCTCAAAACATGGGAGGAATCTTTCATTGATGAAGATACAGGTGAAACAGTAACCATCGAACGGAATGAAATTCTTTTTGACCGTGGCACGCTGATAGACCAAGACACTTTGGCGAAAATTCGTTTCAGTATGGAAGCTGACGGCATCAAGGAAGTGGAAGTCAGCAACCAGAACCGCTTGGCGTTCGAGAATGAGAACAAGTTCTTATATCCTTATCTTGCACAAGCGCAAATAAGCGACAAGAAGTATAAATTCTTGTTGTATGCCACTGGGCTAGAGAATGCTTGCCTTATCTTGAAAGACTACATTGAACTTAATTACCAGTTTGGATTCACCTTGACAATGATAAAGGAGTTCGATTCCTGCGTAATTCTTACTGACAACTTGAAGGAACGTAAGGTTGACGATGCTTCGCTTGCCTATCTCAAAAATGAAATCACTATGGCAGAATACGTTGACAAAATGGACGATGAGACGGAAGATAGTGACGAAGAATCTAAACCGAATGAAAAGAAATTCTACCAGATTGAGACGAAAATCACATTCACGGATGGGGAGAATGAAGACGAGAGAGTTCAGACTTTTGTCGTGAACACCTTCAACGTTGACAGAGCGATGATGCTTATTACCCACTATCTCAAAAACAAAGAGGAAGAATGTGAGAAGCAAGCCAAAGAAAAGGGACATGAGTTCAACAAAAGAGAAATCCATGCAGCCATTGAATCTGCCAAACCTATCCCGGTTGGGCGGTTTATTCCGAAAGAGTTTTCAATGGCTTATATGGAATAACTTTGTTAACCTGCCCGCAAGGTCTGTGAAGATATGGCGGGCAAACATGGAGAAGTGGCGGAATCAGTAGACGCACCACTCGATAATAGGAATGCCAACCTTAGATGTGGCGAGCTTGGCAACTCGTCCCAGTGCAAATCTGGGCTTCTCCACAAACTTGTGTTGGAAAGGGGATATGAAAGTATTCAGTTGCAAATGGATATTTCCGTAATGCGCATACGGATAGTGTCCCCGAATGGAATAATGTGAGCCACACATAAATGGCAAGGGTTAGTGAATAATGGTTGTTTTGCCCCGGAGAATACGCTTCGGGGCTTTTAATTGGCTAAATTATGAAGACATACGCAGATACTTTTAAAGATAAAATAATAGGTCTGTCAGAAGAAGAATTGCAAAACCTAAGAGATTCTTCCTTTGATAAGATAGAGGCCTATAGAGAAAGGCTGGCTATAGTGAGCAACGATAAAAAAGTTCATGATTTAAACGTTTCTATTCGTCGGAAGGAGATAGAAATAAGAGAGATAAATAAATTGTTGAAACAATGCCATACTACATAAAACGAACAAAGGCTAAGAAAAAAGAAAAGCCTCTGCCACTGTTTGATAAAGCAGGGGTAACAGTAAAGAAGAAGCCGGATTTGAAAGCTAAGCTCGACAAAGAGTTTTCCCTTTTCATCCGGCTTCGTGATTGTATGCCAAACGGGTATTTCAGATGTATTTCATGTGGGCAAATAAAGCCCTTCGAGCAAGCTGATTGTGGTCACTATTTCAGTCGAAAACATTTGTCAACACGGTTTAACGAAGACAATTGCCATGCAGAATGTAGATATTGTAACCGTTTTTTAGCAGACCATTTAGAATTTTATCGAGAAGGTCTGATAGAAAAAATCGGGCAACAGAAATTTGATTTGCTAAAAGTGAAGGCTGCCAGTACTTCTAAGATGTCTGATTTCGAGTATGAGCAGCTAATTAAGTACTATAAGATTTTGAACAAGAAGTTACGAAAGGAGAAGGGTTTATGAGTTATGTATTGCGAGATTACCAACAGAAGGCCTCTGATGCAGCCGTTTCCTTCTTCAACAATAAGGCGAAGAAAACAAATGCTATCATGGTTCTGCCTACGGGTAGCGGAAAGAGCCTTATCATAGCGGATATAGCCGCAAGGCTTGACGGTCATACCTTGGTGTTCCAGCCCTCGAAGGAAATACTCGAACAGAATTTCAAGAAACTCTGTTCATACGGTATTCTTGATTGCAGCATCTATTCTGCATCCTTTAACTCAAAAGAGATAAGCCGGATAACATTTGCTACAATCGGCAGTGTGAAGAATCATCCCGAACTGTTCACCCACTTCAAGAACATCATCGTGGACGAATGCCACCTTGTTAACCCTAAAGAGGGTATGTACAAAGATTTTTTTGATGCGGTGAAGTGTAAGGTTCTTGGGCTGACAGCTACACCGTATCGTTTAAGTTCCAGCCGTGACTTTGGTTCTATGCTGAAATTTATCACCCGGACAAAGCCTCATGTCTTTTCAGAGGTCATTTATCATGTACAGATATCAACCTTATTAGATATGGGCTACTTGGCGAAGTTGGATTACTATTCAATGAATCCTTCAGGGTGGAATGAACTTAACTTGAAAGTAAATACTACTGGTGCCGACTATACGGATAGGTCAGTTCAAAAAGAATATGAACGGATAGACTTCTACGGTTATCTCGTTCATATCGTCCAAAGGCTGATGAATCCCAAAGCCGGAGGAAAACGGAAAGGTATTTTGGTATTTACCCGTTTTCTGAAAGAAGCGGAGCAGCTTACCTGGTCTATACCCGGAGCCGCAATCGTTTCGGGTGACACCCCAAAAGGTGAGCGCGAAAGGATACTTGAAGCGTTCAAGGCTGGTGAAATTCCGGTAGTGGCGAATGTCGGGGTGTTAACCACCGGCTTTGACTATCCGGAACTTGATACGGTCGTTATGGCACGTCCTACAATGTCACTTGCCATGTGGTATCAGATAGTCGGTCGTGCCATCCGTCCGCATCCTTCCAAAGAATGTGGCTGGATTGTGGATTTATGCGGTAATATCAAACGTTTGGAAGGCAATTAACTAACGTGAGATTCTAAGACTATGGACGAAGGATTTTTGAGGCTAAGCCGCAGGTTTTTCTCGAATGAAATGTGGAATGAAGCCCGTACTTTTAGCAGTTGCGAAGCGTGGTTAGACTTAATTCAGTCTGCACGATTTGAGGCAACGCCCCGAAAGGAGAGTATCGGAGGTCGAGAAATCTCTTATTCAAGAGGTCAATATCCTGCATCCATAAGATTTCTGTCACAGCGTTGGAAATGGTCTGAAAAGAAGGTGCGTTCCTTTCTTGTGCATCTTAGAAAGAAAGGTATGATAACTGTTGAGTGCAATCAAGGAATGAACCTTATAACCTTATGTAAATATGAAGAATATAATCCAATGGGCACAACCAAGGGCACAAGTAAGGGCACAGGTATTGAAAAGGAAATCAATGAATTAAGACACGAATGGGCACAACTAAGGGCACAACTTGGGGCACAGTCCATGAACAACAATCTACCGCAATCCGAACTTTTACAAAAATCAGGGCACACAGAGGGCACAAATACAAAGAAAGAAGAAAGAGAGTATATAGATATATCTCTACATCAAAAGAAAGAAAATACTCCTGACGGAGTATCAAAGAAAGACAAGCTTTCTTCGCCCTCCCCCTCTGAAAAGATTGATTACAGCGGATTGATGGAATACTATAATTCCACATTCAAAGATAGACTCCAGCAGATAAAATCAATGACCGATGTGAGAAAAAAGGCTGTAAAAGCCCGGATAGCCCAATATGGAAAAGAGTCAGTGAGGACTGTTTTCAATCTCATTCTTCAATCTCCATTCCTGCTGGGAGCTAATGACCGCAATTGGAAATGTGACTTTGATTGGATTTTCAAACAAGCAAACTTTACTAAAATATTGGAAGGAAATTATAATGGAAAACGAACTGATACTGTCACCACAAGAAGAGCATCGGTTAGCCGTCTTAAAGACCTCGCCGGAGAAATATTGCGAAACTCTGCGCCCGAAAAAAGTTGAGGATGTATTTCTAAGCAATGAGCCGGCCATAGGGACTATAATCAGAAAACTCGGAGAGCCGCAGGCGAGAGCCATACTGGTAATTTTAATTGCTGACGCTTTGGCGTTCTTCAATGTGGTTAATACCATGTCTGACACACAGGTTGCAATGACCGTAGACTTAATCATTGAGGAATACCCTTACATGAAAACTGACGATTTCAAATTGTGTTTCAAAAATGCAATGAAAATGAAATATGGAGAAAGTTACAATCGCATAGACGGGCAAGTTATTATGGGCTGGTTACGTGAATACAACAAAGAACGTTGTGCTATTGCTGATAGCCAGTCATGGAATGAGCATAAAGCACACATGGCTGATGAGCAAAGAACAACCAATGGGATGTTCTACGAAGAATATCGGGAGGAACTTAAAAAACGTGCACTGTCCGGTGACAAATCTGCCATCAACGCCTTGAGGATGTCGGATGAATTGATTTCTGAATTGAATAGAAAAAGATACGAAGGTCTGGAAAAGAAGCCAAGCGAGTTTTAATAGGGGTAAAACGTATGAAACTAACAATCCGTTGGATGGCAAAAGGTCGGCAAAAGCGTTTCTATAACGATATATGCAGGAAATTCGGAATTTCACGGTATATGAGCATCAACCACGAAACGCCATGCGAAATTAAAGAAGAAGATTTGTTGCTTCTTCGTGAATGCGAAAAACGAGGGTTTATCCAAATAAGAAATAAATAATTTATACACGATTATGAAACCAAGAAAACAATTAATTGACGCCGCCGTAGCCGATGGTAGCATTGACAGATTGAACAGCCTTCTTTCAGCCGCACACATACTGAACTGCGAAGCCAACATGCTGGTGGAGGAAGCGGCAGACCTGATGAACGCCAAAGGACTGCTTCTCGGAAATTTGAAAAGGCTTCATAACAGCTTTGTCAAGAGCGCCGACATGTACTTTCTGGAATTCTCCTCACTCGTAGAGACAGAGAAATCGAAGATGGATATGTTCAGGGATATGGACGATTTTGACGGTAAGTTCCGCGAGTGGGCAAAATTACCGTCTGATTGGAAACCGAAGGAGATTGATTGAGTTATGAAATCATTGAAAGATATATTATGCAGCTTAGAAGGGTTGTCCGACATTGAATTATTTGTCATAGACCTATTCTGTGGGGCCGGTGGTTTGTCGCAAGCCCGTGAATATGTGGAAAAACATTGCGGACTACTACTTGGAGGCGATATTCATACAACGCTTCCGGATAAGATAATAACAGATTGGATTTTTAATGTTCACCCTAAAAAAATTATACGATGAAAGAATATATGGACTTTCTCAAAACCAAGCAGACCGCCGTTAAAGAAAGCGGATTTGAAGTGGCTGAAAACGAATTGAACGGAAAACTGTTCCCGTTCCAAAAATATTGTGTCAAACGTGCATTGAAATCCGGAAGGTTTGCCATGTTTGAGGATTGCGGACTGGGAAAAACCTTGCAACAATTGGAATGGGCCGACAAGGTTCAGATACATACTGAAAGGCCTGTCCTTATCCTCGCTCCTTTGGGAGTTATCGGGCAGACTGTCAAAGAGGGCTTGAAATTCGGCTATGATGTGACCGAATTGGGCCTTACGGTATTTGACCAGGATTTGAAGCCGGGCATTTATATCACAAACTACGACAACATGGAAAACATAGACGCATATCTGTTCGGTGGTGTTGTTCTTGATGAAAGTTCAATTCTAAAGAACTTTGCCGGAAAGACACGGACCGAACTTATAGAGGCGTTCAAAGATACTCCCTATAAACTATGTTGTACGGCTACGCCATCACCTAATGATACTACCGAGCTATGCAATCATGCCGAATTTCTGAATGTCATGACCCGCAATGAGATGCTTGCCATGTATTTTGTACACGATGGCGGCTCTACTTCTGAATGGCGGTTGAAAGGCCATGCAAAGCAGGAGTTTTGGAATTTCGTTTCCACATGGGCCGTAATGTTAAGCAAGCCGGGTGATATAGGTTTTGACAATACCGGGTACAACCTGCCTTCCTTGAACATCATTGAGGAATATGTGCATACGGAAAAACGAGAGAACGGGATGCTTTTCAATGATGTTGCAGTTTCCGCGACAGATTATCATAAGGAACTGAGGGCTACAATGAATGAGCGTCTTAACCGTGTGGCTGAAATAGTTAACGGTTCTTCTGAAAGCTTCATTGTTTGGATAGGGCATGACGAGGAAGGCCAATACCTTCGGAACCTCATACCGGATGCCGTAGAGGTCAAGGGAAGCGACAATAAAGGCTATAAGAAGGAAAAGCTGTTGGGGTTCGGAAATGGTGATTTCCGCGTGTTGATTACAAAACTGAAAATTGCCCAGTTCGGGTTGAATTATCAAAACTGCCACAACCAGGTATTTGCATCACTTGATTTCTCTTTTGAGGCTACCTATCAAGGCATACGGCGTTCTTACCGTTTCGGGCAGGAAAATGAGGTTAATATCCATTTGATAGCCACCGATACGATGCAGAATGTACGCAAGTCGTTTGACGAGAAGCAGGCGGCTTTCCTGGATATGCAAAAGGCAATGACCGATGCAATGAACAGAAACGTTAACAATCAAATAAGCCTTAAAACATTGGATGTGTCGAAAGGGTATAAATCAGATTACTGCGATATTCAATTAGGGGACTGTGTGCAGCTCATCCGGAACGTTCCGGATGAAAGTATAGGATTCTCCATATTCTCCCCACCTTTCGCTGAATTGTACACCTATTCGGACAAACTGGAAGATATGGGCAATTCAAAGGACTACAAGGAGTTTTTCATTGCGTTCAAGTTCTTGGTGAAAGAATTGTATCGCGTCATGTGGAGTGGCAGGAATGTGGCCGTTCACTGTATGGATTTGCCGATACAGAAAGGCAAAGAGGGCCGTATTGGATTACGTGACTTTTCCGGCATGATATTGGAGGCATTTCAAGAAGTCGGATTCATATACCATTCCCGCGTTACTATTTGGAAAAATCCGGTTACGGAGATGCAGCGTACAAAAGCACTTGGCCTTCTGCATAAGCAGGTGAAAAAGGATGCGGCCATGAGCCGTGTCGGTATTCCAGATTATTTGATGGTATTCCGGAAGGAAGGCGAGCACAAGCATCCGGTTCACTGTGATATATCCGTTGACACCTGGCAAAAGTATGCATCTCCCGTATGGATGGATATAGACTACTCTAATACGTTGAATTCTGTAAAAGGCCGGGATGAGAACGATGAAAAGCATATTTGTCCCCTTCAGCTTCCCACTATTGAACGGGCGATAACATTGTGGAGCAACAAAGGTGATACGGTTCTTACTCCGTTCCTTGGTATCGGTTCGGAGGTGTACCAGTCCATTAAATTTGGAAGGTTCGGAATTGGCTTTGAGTTGAAAGAAAGTTATTTCAATGAGGCTATCAAGAACTGTCGGTTTGCTGAAATGGAGAAAAATCAGAAGCAACTGTTTGATGCCGTATGAACATTCACCAGATAGTTCCCCGTTCGGATTGCACCTCCTTCGCCAAGTGCGGCAAGCACTCACTTGCATATTGCAGGAGGTACGGTGCGTCCGAATGCGGACCATGTGAAATCGTGAGGAGGAAACCCCGTAACCGGGTGGTCGTTGACGGAGTGGAGCGTAAACTGTGCACCCGCTGTGGTAGAGCGCTTCCGTTATCCCGTTTTTTCGATAGAATAGCCCGTCGTAACGGTAAGGAATACCATCTGAAAGCGTCATGGTGCAAGATGTGTATGGCAGAGGTACAGAGCGAGCGGAATAGAAAAAGAGAAATGAATTGAGATTAACGTGTGCAAAAAGAAGCCATTTCTGCACATGAAGTATTAACACGAGCGGAAACCGGTGGCTTTTGCTCATAACTGAATAGTAAGGAATTATGCAATACATATTAACAGAACAAGAATATAGAGCTTTAACCCCTATTAGTGAGGTAGATAAACTCAAAGAAGATGTACAGCTTCTGAATGAAAAAGTTATGGAGCTTAGTGAACATCCATGTGGGAGTGATGCAGATTATAGAAGCGTAACTTTTTATTGTGATGATTGCCCGATTGGTGCATTTGGTACTGGTACTTGTACAAAGAGACAACAATATTCTAAATAGTTATGAGACAGACAGTAGAAGAAGCGGCAATGAACTTTGCCAATTATGAATCCAATAATTTAGATAAACTGCCTTTTAAGGTAAAAAATGTGGTCGATTATGACAATGGGCTGACGAGAGGTTTCAAGGCTAGTGCTGAATGGCAGGCAAAGCAATCACCGTGGATAAGCGTAGAGGATGCAATACCTAACGAACTAGCAAAAGGCATGTGTCAAGTGAAATATGTTGATGGTAGTATTGATGAAATGGCAATGCGAGAAGTGAATAAATGGATATATCCCTACATCAAGACTGGATATGTTACTCATTGGAAACCTATCCCCTCATTCGATGAGATACTCGAAGCAAACAAGGATGTACTGGAACGGATTAAGGAGAAAGGAGATTGATTATGGAAAAGAAAGTAAAATTGTGAAATAGAAATTAGAAGTATATTACCAAACTTGGATTCAATATATTATGGACATTTAGTAAGGACGAATAGCTCTATGTGCATGTATTTACAGCATATTAGCAGGCCGCCAATCAACAGCATGAACAAACTACATAAAAGAGGAATTGTAAAACTGAGTATGTAGTTTGCTGAACAGAAATATCTATTCCAACCTTTTTTCCTTTCTCCTAAGTCTTCTCGTATGAGTTTGGCAGTTATAGAACTTCTGTCCCTGTATTTGAGTGTTACTTCCAACGCTTTTCTGATTTTAAGGAGTGTACAACAAATAAATGCTGATATAATAAAGCCTAAAAAAGATAATATTATCAGTATAGTTAATTTATATTCAGCTTGGATAGCATCTCCTAAGAAAAAATAGCGACTTCTATACTTAGAAAGAGGGTAAAAAACAAAATGAAGTAGTTAAATCTGGCATAAAATATATTCTCTATATGCTTTCTTTCTTCCTCTATTTCTACTAATCTGTGTGGTGCTACAAAATACTTAGATTCATCCGTTTCAGTTTTCATTCGATTTGAGATTAAATTTTTCCGCAAATGTAAATATAAAAAATAATTTATGAAAGCAATAACCATAAAACAACCTTGGGCATCCTTGATAGTCCACGGTATTAAAGACATTGAGAACCGAACTTGGCCGTGTCCTAAGAAATACTTAGGGCAGAGGGTGCTGATTCATTCAAGCGCCGTCCCCGTGGAAATGATTAATCCTAATAGTGTATTTACGAAAAGGCAATGGGATAGCTTTTCACTTGGATTCCAGAGTGAGATTATTTGCGGCAATGGATATGTAAATTCTGCTATTATTGGAAGTGTCGAAATTGTGGATTGTGTTGTGGATTACTCTTCCATCTGGGCAGAGAAAGGAGTTTATAACTGGGTACTGGCTAATCCTATCCTTTACTCCAAACCTATTGAGAACGTGAAAGGGAAACTGTCTTTCTGGGACTATTCCGGTATTAAAGAGGTAAAAATTGAGTGTCCGGAATGTGGCAGTATAGAAATAGCTGTCGAAGATTATACGACGGCTCCGTTCCCGACTTATCTGCATCGATGCAACAAGTGTGACTATGTGATTATGGAAAGTGAGTGGAATGTAATAAAGTAGGATATGGAATTTGATTGGTATTGGTTTGTTGTAACAGTTTTGATAATCTGCGTTACTGTATATAACTGTTTAAATAGCTATTGGAAGCATAAGTATAGGGATGAGAACAAAGGTGACTGATAGATACAAAAAAGGCTATCTATCCCAGACAGCCAATCTTTGTTTAACCTTAATCTAATACTATGAAAAACACATTGCAAAGGTACGGATTTGTGGGAGTTATGCAAATTATGAGCCTTTGTTCAGCCATCTTATAACATGGTTTAGCAAACGGATATGTATGTTAACCATTAACGTAATGGATTTATAAAATTAACAAATGGGCAATGAAAAGAAACGAAGAAATTTGGACTGATGCGAAATGTGCAGCCCTTCGAGTTGAGTTCCTTACCAGTCGTGAGGAACTCTTTTTGTATGCAAAAGCCATCTATTCCGCTATGATGTGGGGTAGGGAGGTGAACGAGCAAAATCGGATTATTCAGGAAAAGAATAACTCTGTAAAATAAAAAAAGGAGAACCAAGCGCACGACCACTCAATCCTCCCTCACACGATTATGATGCAAATATACTATTTACTTTTAAAATAATCGTGTTATGGAGTTGGATTTTAACAAAATAATTCGTCTTAAAAAGATTCGTATCGAGAAATCAGAACTTTCAGAGGAAGAAAATGCCTTGACCGCCCCGGTCCTGAAAGACAAGAGCCTTATCCATGAAATCTACAAAATATTCATTGAGTTGCTGAATGAGAGAGGATGTCCACCGAATATTGACAGTGTTACCCAGCGGAAGAAGTTCATCTTCATTATCCTGTATCTGTTTTCTCCAAGCTCGCTTGCTGGTGGAAAAATGACAGCTGGGTTACGTGAAGGAATGTCAAGAGTATTGGGGATTCAGTCCAAGAGTACAATTTCCGACAATTGTGCTGATGTCGTGTTTTTGTATCAGAACTATGGGGATTTCAGTGGAGATATAAAGTATCTTTACACCGAAATCGTAAATCGGTTAAAATTCAAAGGGCTAATCAATTAATGAGCCGGGGCTTAGTGCTCCGGCTTTTCTCTATCACATAGGGCTTCTAAAGTTATGTGTACAATCTTCAATTACATCATAATCTCCAATGAATAATCCTTCTACAAGACAGTCATAATCGGAAGGAGAACAACCATTCCAATATTTTTGTGGATTTCTAATATCTTCATCGCTGAAAAGATATGAATCTGCCCAAAATATAAAACCTGAACATGAAAGTTTAAATATTTGATAGCCATACCTATGGTGTCTAATTAATTCTTTCAGCCATATTTCAACATCCTTCTCCAAACATACATAAAAACAATTCTTTCTACTTGGCAAATTGGAGTAGTTTTGTAATCTGCACTCTTCAAACTTTGATTCTATTTCCTGTTTTTCCTTTTTGCATTTAGAGTATGTTCTATTAATGCCTTTTGTATTGTATGATTGATTAACTCGCAGTCTGTAATCCTCATATATACATATGTGATAAAATATTGCATTGTTTACTGTTTGTATCATAATTATTCTCCTTTCTCTATTTTAATTTTCTTTCCGCAGTGAGGACAAGTGATAGTGTTATCGTTCTTTTCTTCTCCTATCAATTCTACTATAGATACATTCAAAGCATCCGCAATCTTTATGATATTATCAAGAGATGGTGACGATTTCCCGGTCACAATATTGCTAACTGCAACCTTTGAAATACCCACTTTTTCTGCAAGCCAAGCAGAAGTGACGTTTCGCTCGCTCATTATTTCTTTTATTCTCAAATCCATACACTAAACTTTATTTCAATTACTCCGCAAAGTAATGCAAACTTTATCATATAACCTAATATTGATAAAGTTTGATTTATTAAATATTCTTAATTGATAAAGAAAACTATATCAAAAGTGTTGTTTTTAATAAAGTTCTCTTTATCTTTGCATCGTCAGAAACGAAGTAATAACAATTAAAAGATATACGATATGAAGACTTTGACAAGCGATTACAGAAAAGAGATTAAAGATGCGATGAAGCAAGTAAGAGAAGCCTATCACAGATGTCAATCTTACCGCTTCTTTGAGAGCGTGCATAGCATCTATCGTTGCGTTTGCTGATTCATTCTTTGCTCTGTCATAGTCTCTGACGTTTCTTGCTTGGTCTTGAACCTTTTCAGCATCTTCAATTTGCTTGAGGGCTGTACAAATGGCTTGTATGATATTCATGTATACCACAAGGTTGTAGAACTTGATTTAAGAGATTCAAACAAGTAGATTTAACCGGCAGGGCTTTTGCCCTGCGCAATATAGAAGATTATGAATACAAAAGAAATAGAAATTGGTTTGAGGTATAGAGTTTCAGGTGATTTAGCTAACGGCCACTATGCAGATGGCACACCTTGTATAGTACATGAAGATGTAGTAAGGGTGATAAAGAGAGTCACAGATACTCATGTTATTTGTGAGTGCGGTCGTAGATTTATTATTAATGATAATCTCAAAATCGAGAAGTTCTAAATTTAACCGGTAGCTTTCGGGCTACCACAATATAGATGATTATGAAAGCGGATTTAGTTTTAGTTATCAGCCCCGAAGCCCCACTGATGAAACAACTGGGCAAGGTATTGGGTAAGTTATGTAGTATGTGCGATTTTACCACCATAGAGAGGGGTGAAAAGTACATCACCATACAGCATGATGAAACCGGGCTTGTAGTGGCTTACACGAGTGAAGAAAGATTGAAAGCGAAACTTTAAATATAAATGATTATGAACTCAATTAATGTAAACGGTTGCAGCGTATGCCAGCCCGGTAAAGAGAACTATTGCACTTACACTACCAAATTGAAAGGTAAGAGAGTAAGAATGTACCAATATGACTATCGTACTGAAAGTGGCGAACTGTTTGCTTGTTGTGCGCCTACCTTAGAGGCATGCAGAGAAAGACGGGATAAATGGCTTAGTTCACGACAATAAGCCGATTGTCGTGTATAACGATTGAAGATATTTCGTTATCTTTGGTTGTGGTAGTACCTTTGGGGTACTATCTTTTTTATAGTATAAATTTAAAAATGATAGAATAGTATGAAGATTAATTATAAAGGTCAAGAGATAGAAGCGTATTCGCTTGTAATGAATAGAAACAACGCTTTAGATATTCTGAACGGTAAAAAGTGTATAGAAACTCGTATGCTCAGCTCTAAATATGAGAAAATGTTCACGGACTTCAATCAGATTGAGGAAAATGAAAAATTGAGAAAGGCTGGGCGTGAAGATGAATGTCAGTCTATTTTGAGAACGGATATAGAAGCTATTCATTTTTATAGTACCGGTGCACCGTGGACACTTGATGTAGCAATTGACGAGATAGGTATAGGTGAAGTGACAGAAGAAGGTATTAAGTTCATGCATGATGAATTTGATTTCCATGATTTTGATGAACAATTAAAAGAGTTCAAGAAGAATCCACCGAAAGAGTTGCCATTATTTTACTACTTACATATTTGTGAAATCATAAGCCATTCAGGTTTGAAATAATATAAGCCACTTGGGTGGCTTTGTTTATTTAGTAAAAGGATTATTTAATTTAAAATTAAAGATTATGCCAGAAACGTATGCAACAGATGTAAGTGGTCGAAAGTATCGTACCCGAAAAGATTATGAAGCCGGACGATTTCAATCTATGGGGCGAAATGCAGCTCAGCGAGCAAGAATTAATCGTAGGGTAGGCGGTAGAGTTGTTTAATGATGGATAAAGCAATAGACATAATTAAAGAAGTTGCTTTAAAGGCTGATAGGGTTATATTGTTTCACTCGGCATCGGGCAAGGACAGTATAGCCCTTTTGGACCTAATATCACCTTATTTCAAAGAGGTCGTTTGCGCCTATATGTATGTTATAAAAGACTTGTCTCATATCAATCGTTATATAAATTATGCTTGCAGTAAATATCCAAACGTGAAGTACATTCAGATACCTCACTTTGCGGTCTATTCATTTAGGCGTATTGGTTACTTAGGATGTATTAAGAACGAGAAGCAGAAACTATACGATATGGCTCAACTTACGGATATTATAAGGGAGAAATATAATATCGAATGGGCCTTCTTTGGATTTAAGCAGTCTGATTCAATGAATAGACGTTTAATGTTACGTACATATAAGTTGAACGGTATTAACGAAGTGCAAAAGAAGTGTTATCCCTTATCTGAATATCGGAACAAAGATGTATTGGAGTACATTAGTCGAAAAGGTCTAATCAAACCCGAATCATATGGAGGAAAACATCAATCATCCGGCACTGACATAACGGATATTAATTACTTGTTATTTCTTCGTTCTAAATATCCATTTGATTTACAAAAAGTTATAAATGAATATCCATTGGTAGAACGGAAATTATTTGAATATGACTATGAAAGAGCTAAAACAAAGTGAAACAAGAATTATAAAACGCTCTCAAATAAATCTTAATCCGATTAACCCTAAAAGGCATTCGGACGAGAAAGTAAAGCTGCAAAAGAAAAATTTGCAGAAAATTGGTTTTCTTGGTGGTATTGTATGGAATGAAAAATCGAGGAATCTGATTGACGGGCATCGAAGGATTAAGGCAATGGACCTGCACTACAAATACGATGGTACATCTAAAACGGATTATGATGTAAAGGTTGAAGTCGTAGCTCTTGACGATAAGGCTGAGAAGGAACAGCTTACATATATGGCTGTAGGAAATACAAAGCCGGATATAGACCTTATAGCTGGCTACATTTCTGATATAGATTATACGAATGTCGGCTTGGACATTGGGGAATTGAATGATATTCTTTCCATAAACACAGAAATGCCATCTCAGTTAGATTTTGTGGATGATTTATTGTCCCCTCTGCCATCATTTGACGAAATTGAAACTCCCTCTGCGGATGAGAAGACTTATGATGAAAAGAAAGAGCACATGAAAGCCATTAAACAGCAAGTAAGAGAATTGTCAATAGAAAGACAGCAAAACGAAGAAGCTTATATTACATTGTCTTTTTCTTCTTACAACGCTAAAGAGGATTTTTGCGATTTGCTTGGTATCAGCACAGATGACAAGTTTGTAAAAGGGGAAGATGTATTAAAATTGATTAAGTGACGAAAGTAACAAATACGCGCGCACGTACACAAGGATATGGCTAAGAAACCTAATATAGAAGATTTTAGAAAGATTCTCCGCAAATCTGGTGGAAATCTGACTAAGGTTGCGGCTACGTTTAAAGTAGCTCGGAAAACTGTATATCAATGGGCGAAAGAAGATGTTGAATTTAAAGATGCTATATCAGATGAGCGCGGGGCGTTGGTTGATGAATGTTTGGTTTCTGCCCGTGTTCTTGCATTGGGTATTCCTGAAAAGGATAAAGATGGAAATTTCGTGGGTTGGCGTGAACGTCCAGACGGCTATATGATTCGTTATTTGCTTTCTACATTAGGGAAAAGCGAAGGTTTTGGGGAAGAATCAGAAGATGCTGATATTCCAACAGACATAGAGCACGGCATCAACATTGATTCCTGGATTAAAGACAAGCTGAAATGATAGTACCTCAAGAAATTTACCATCCATTATATGAGGATAAGGAAAAATTTATAATTCTTATCACCGGTGGGCGTGGTAGCGGAAAGTCTTTCAATGCTTCTACCTTTATTGAGCGGTTGACTTTTGAAATGACTCCCGTAGAGAAGATAGTTCATCAGATTCTTTACACCCGTTACACGATGGTTTCTGCCGGTATGTCTATCATCCCCGAAATGATGGAGAAGATAGATTTGGACGGTACCACGAAATATTTCAAGACCACAAAGACGGACATAGTCAATAAGATGACTAAGAGCCGTATCATGTTCCGGGGTATCAAGACTTCTTCCGGGAACCAGACAGCAAAACTGAAATCCATTCAAGGCATTACGACTTTCGTCTGCGATGAAGCGGAAGAGTGGACAAGCGAAGATGAGTTCGACAAGATAATGCTCTCCATCCGTAAGAAAGGGATTCAGAACCGGATTATCATCATTATGAATCCTTGCGATTCCAATCACTTCATCTACAAGAAATACATTGAGAAAACTCACAAGCTGGTAGAGATTGATGGTGTGCAGGTTCAGATTTCCACTCATCCGAATGTGCTCCACATTCATACGACTTACTTTGATAATTTGGAGAATCTTTCACCGGAGTTTCTAAAAGAGGTAGAGGATATAAAGGTGAGTAATCCTGAAAAGTATGGTCATGTGGTTATCGGCCGGTGGGCTGACGTTGCAGAAGGTGCTGTGTTCAAGAAGTGGGGAATTGTGAAAGAGTTCCCGCAGGAATGCAAAAAGGTAGGAATAGGGCAGGACTTCGGCTTTACTAATGATCCTTCCGCTGCTGTAAGATGTGGCATTATTGATAACCGTTTGTATGTTGATGAACTTTTCTATGAAACGGATATGCTTTCGTCGGCTATTGCCAATAGGTTAAAGCCTTTCTCTATGAAAGTTTTTGCCGATTCGCAAGACCCTCGATTGATTCAAGAGATAAAGAACAGAGGCGTGAATATCTGTCCGGTAGATAAGTTTCCCGGCTCCATCAAAGCGGGTATTGATAAGATTAAAGACATGGAGTTCTTTGTAACAGAACGCTCTTACAATATTATTACTGAACTTCGGAAATATGTTTGGGATAAAGATAAGGATGGAAACTACATCAATGAGCCAGTAGATGAATATAATCATTTGATGGATGCCATTAGATATTATGTATTGGGTTGTTTGCTTGGACGCATTTTGAAGCCGAAAGATTTAACTGGAATATTCACACACTAAAAATATAAGCTATGCCATTGAATTTAGAAGAAATATTAGCATTGCCCGATATCGGGCAGAAGATAAACTACCTGAAGAAAGGTAGGAAGACTGAACTTCCCGACTGTTGTAAACTTTGGGACGATTGGAATCCGGAACGCCATGAAATTATGGTTGACAAAAAGAAGTATCCGGACAGAAAGGTTCTTGAAAAAGAAGCTGAGAAACACTTCGATGAAAAAACTGGTAAGACTTATGAAATCGAAGCAAAGTATAAGACTGAACCGGTGAACCGTATTTCCATTCCATTGGAACAGGATATAGTGAATATTCAAACTGCTTTCACGGTCGGCACAGAACCGTCTATGGATTGCACTCCGACTGATGATGATGAAAAGAAGCTGCTGGATGCGGTAAAGGCTGTATTTAAATCCAACAAAATCAAATACCAAAACAAGAAGATTGTCCGTGCCTGGCTCTCCGAACAAGAAGCGGCAGAATATTGGTATGTTACCGATGATGATTCGTTTTGGGCAAAGTTTTGGAAGAAAGTTAAGACTACGTTCGGTGGCAAGGTCAAGCCCACCAAGAAACTGAAAAGCGTGTTATGGTCTCCATTCAGAGGTGATAAACTATACCCGTTCTTTAACGATGAAGGTAAAATGATTGCTTTCTCACGTGAGTATAAAAAGAAGCTCATGGATGATTCGGAGGTCACCTGTTTTATGGCTATTACGGACAAAATGGTTTATCAATGGGATTTATCTAAAGGATATGAAGAAAGAACTCCTTTTGCTCATGGATTCCCCAAATTACCGGTTCTCTATGCCTACCGTCCTGAACCTTATTGCAAAAAGATAAAGGCTTTTCGGGTTCGGTTGGAGAAATTATTATCCAATTATGCAGATTGCATCGATTATCATTTCTTCCCTTTATTGAAACTTATCGGTGACGTGGAGGGTTTCATGGGTAAGGTTAAGGATAGAATGGTCAAACTTACAGGTGAAGGTGCGGATGCCCAGTATCTGACGTGGAACCAAGCAAATGATACCGTAAAATTTGAGGTAGAAACCCTCTTTGAGAAAGCATATTCTATGACGAATACACCACAAATCAGTTTTGAAAAGTTGAGCGGTGCTGGAAATGCCTTGTCCGGAGTGGCTTTCGATTACGTGTTTCTTTCGACACATTTGCAAGTTCAAAATCATGCCGAGGTGATAGGTGAGTTCTTGCAAAGGCGTGTGAACTTCATAGTCTCTGCTTTAGGCTCTATAAATCCATCTGAATTTAACAAAGCATCTGAAACGATAGATATTAGTACAGAAGTTGTTCCGTATCGCCTTGACAATTTAGAAGATAAAGTCAATGTAGCTGTAAAAGCTGTATCGGGTGGTGTATGGTCGCAACGACATGGAGTAATGTTCGCTGGAAATATTGACCGCATCGAAGAAGAAATCGCAGAGATAAAAGAAGAACAAGAAGAAAAAAGAAACGCTGAAATGCAGAAACAAAGCATAAAGAAAGGGGAGTGAAATCACTCCTCTTTGTATCTCCATTGATAGCCCTTGTGCTTCTTTATTTTCCCATTACAGCACATTGAAATGCCCGAATGGTGCGCACCAGTTGCGCGTGTCGCTTCATTCAAACTATCAAATGAATTTATAATTTTGCCGTCTTTTAATTGTAGAACAGCTCGTGAATTATGGTGGTTTTTGCCAGTCTTTTGCTTTCTACCAAGAACCCTATATGCGTGTAGTAAGTTTTCACCATCAGTAACCCATTCAAGATTAGTAACGCAATTATTGGTTTTATCACCGTCTATGTGGTTTACTTGTGGTAGGTTTTGCGGATTAGGTATAAAAGCATTTGCGACCAAGCGATGAACTTTAAATATGCGCTTTCTGCACCATACATTCAAATACCCCTTTTTGCTTTTTATGGGTATTAAAATGCGTCCATCTCTAAACCAATATCCTTTACCGTTCCAGCATTTCTTTGGCAAGGATTTTACCCTACCTAAATTTGATACTTGATAATCGTCTTCGTACCCTTCAATGTCTTTCCAAATTTCGTCCATACTTATTTCATTTAAGAGTGAATAATAAAGGCAGCCTTTAAAGTCGTGCAAAGACTGCCTTTGGATAATCGTGTTATCTCATAAGATTTGATATTGAAATAAGCCTTTCAATTAGCGTATCTTCTGATTCTTTAGTCATGCCTGTAATCATATAGCGTTTACAAGCTCTGAATGTCATTACAAAAACATCACGTTCTATTGGTTTATACTTTGTCATGAAAGCGTCCATACGTGGCGTATCAAATTGCCATAAATATTTGTATTGTTCATCTGTCAAACAATGTGTATTTATCTTTAAGCCATTCATGTAGAACTTGTTTTTAAAACGCACCAATCCGTTTCGTACCGATAAATGAGAGTTGTTAAATCCTTTATTAAATATTATTGCAGAAGCTATTTTTATCAGCTCAAGAAATGCCACTTCTGTAAATGGTAAATATGGTTGCACCTTTTCAGATATACTTTTTAATTGGCGGTATTGCTTACCTGTTAAGCAGGTTATATAGTTGCCATAAGGGTCTTTTCTCATAATCAAACTATCTTTATAAGGTTGCACTTCTTGAAACATCTATACTCTTCTTTTTCAGTGTCCCAGTACACTTGCAGATTGTCATTCGGCTTTCTGCCAGTACCCTTTATCTCACCGATAAGATTCTCTTTGAGAGTGCCAAAGGCTTGACGTAACGTGCCGTCAGTCTTTTTGAAGTAGAACTCTACTATCTTCACTTTTAAAGCTGCTTTCAGCTTCAAATTAGCCCATGCGCATTTTAACGCTTCACTCATTGAATAACCGTTCTTGCGAACAAAAGACCATGCCATTTGCATTACTTCTTTCATCTGACTTCTAAATTTTGTGCTCATACTCTTATATGTTTTAAATTATACTTTTAGTTATCATTTTGATGTTGCAAAGCAAACTATAAGTATTCAATTAGCAAAATAGATATAGTTAATAAACTATAAAAAGAATACTTTTAGTTGTCTTATTTAGCTAATATGAAAACTTTGAGTAACTTTGCCATAAATAATGAGAGTAAACTAAATATATACATATATGAGATTTAGAATTTTAGAACTATGTAAAGAGGCAGGAATCAATCAAACTGAACTAGCTGAAAAAATAGGCTTGTCACGAGTTGGGCTATCAAAAGCAATTAATGGCAACCCCACTATTGGTACATTGGAAAAAATCGCCGATGCTTTGGGTGTCCCAGTAACTGAACTATTTGAGAAGTCAAACACCGGAGATATAGTAGGCTTCGTAAAAGTAGGTGATACCGTACATGAGGTGAAGTCTGCGGAGGATGTGAAGAATTTAGTTGGAAAATTGTAACAAATTAAATATTAAAGATATGAAATGTCCACATTGTCAGGTAGAAGTAAATGTAGATTTCTCAGAAAAATACATAGGAAAATATGGAAATATTTTTTATAGTCTATTCTATATGAGATGTCCAAATAGTGAATGTGATAAGCCTATTGTACTTTTGGGACAGGCAAACAATGCTAATCAATACCATGACGGTACAATATCTATAAAAGAACAACATTCCTGCAATTTTAAACAACTATTCCCTGTAGGAAGCGGTAGAATGCCTGCTGCTCCTGAAGTTGAATCTAAGTTTGCTGAAGATTATAATGAAGCCTGTTTGGTACTTCCATTTAGCCCCAAAGCAAGTGCAGCCTTAAGTCGTAGATGCTTACAGAATATAATCCGTCTGAAAGAAGGTATTAAAGAACGAAATCTCAAAACGGAGATTGATAAGCTAATAGCAACTAATAAACTCCCATCATACATAAGCGACAACTTGGAAATAATACGTGGTTTTGGGAATATTGCTGCTCATGGAATGGAAGACCAAGCTTCTGGTGAAATATTAGATGTAGAACCTAATGAAGCAGAGTTCTTATTGGACGTTTTGGAGCTTCTTTTTGATTTGTATTTTGTTCAAGCTGCTAAAGCTGCTAAGATGAAAGCTGCATTAAATCAAAAACTGACAAGCGCAGGACAAAAGCCTATACCATAAGTCGCATAGAAGAGGAGCTTGCAGAAATCAAGGAGGAGCAAGCGGCAAAGAATGAGCAAATCGGAAATAAGGGACAGAAAAACGCCTCTTAGTCAGAAAAATTATAGGGATTATAATTTTAGTACAAGAAAAATAGAATATTTTGCGGCAACATCAAAGAATTGCCGCTAATTTTTTGCTTGAATAGTTGTAGGTAATTAAATAATTACCTATATTTGTAGGGTAATCAATAGAGAAAGGTATGCCAACGATATTTATTTTATTTGGTTTTCGTTTTATGTTTTACGCTAATGACCATGAGCCTATACATGTTCATGTAATCAAAGGGGATGTAAGTGCTAAATTCACTTTATTTCCAGTTACATTAATCAAAAATAATGGCTTGAAGTCATCTGAACTGAAACTTGTAGAATCAGTTATAGAAGAAAATCAAGAAGTAATAGCAGAGCATTGGAATAAATTTTTTAATAAATTAAAATAAGTGGTTATGGAAAATATCATAGTTGAAAAGGTATGGTTGACTGATACGGAGGTATGGATACGTACCACTGACGGGAAGGAGGCATGTGAGAAGTTTTCAGATTTCCAAAGGCTGAAATGGGCTACTCCTGCGCAGCGCGCAAATTTCACAACGAGCCATGACGGAATACATTGGAGAGAGCTTGATGAAGATTTGAGTTTTGAGGGATTCTTTCGGGAAAGGAAATCTAATCCTCTTTATGATTTATTTATAGCTCATCCTGAATTGAATGCTGCTGCCATAGCACGACGTTTAGGTATTTCTCAGAGTTTGTTTGCTCAATATGTAAGCGGAACAAAGAAGCCGTCTAAGAAACGTTTTGAAGATATTATAGAAACAATACGTTCAGTAGGGCGTGAATTAATGGCTGTACCGGCATAAGTTACAATACTTTATTTAGGCGTGATTCCATTCGGTTTCACGCCTTTTTTATACCATTTTACGACAATCGTTTCATTGTCGTGTATCACCTATCTGATAATTTTTCACATAGCTTATTAATGCCGAAATTTACCGTAGAAATTTATAAATCAAATTCATACGGTATGACAATCTTAGAACAAATCTTGGCAGGGCTGCAACAGAAGTTTACTGGGGTGGACACTGCTATCTTAACCCGAATTGCCACTAAGAAGGCAGAGGGTGTAACGGACGAGACAAAGGTAAACTCCATTGTTGAGGGTATCAGCTTCTCGGACGTGCTAAATTCCTATGGTGATTTCCGTGCCGGGGATGCTTCCAAGACCGCAGTTTCCAACTACGAGAAGAAACATAACCTTAAAGACGGTAAGTCAATTGAGAATCCTAATCCCAATCCTAACCCTAATCCGAAGCTGGAAGATAAGATGGACGACATGGCGGCTATTATTGCTAACGCAGTGAGTGCAGCCGTTAAACCTCTTTCTGATAAGCTCGCTCAATTCGAGACAGAGAAGTTACAAGCTACCCGGCAGGAGCAGATTATGGCAAAGGCAAAGGAGTATGGTATTCCCGAAAACTACGCCAAACGATGCGCCATCAAGGACGATGAGGACTTGGACGCATATTTCAAGGACTTGAAGCAGGAGTTCGCAAATGACGGCTTCAAAGGCGTAACCCCTCCCGAAACGGCAGAAGAGAAGATTGAGAAAGAATCTGAATCTATCGCTAAGATGATTGACGAGGGAACGAAAACTATTGTTGAACAAAACAAGAATTAATTATGTCAGCAGGATTTAAGTATGACTTAGTTCCGCCCGTTGAGCAAGAGGAACGCTACGATGTCCAGACCGGTATTCGTAGACGTGGCCCGTTCAAACTCGACACGCAGAACCTGGTAGTGGGAAGTTTTCTTCCCGGATTTACACCGATTTGTGCGGACTTGAAAAATAAGTTCGCATACACGGTAATCAATGTGAGAGTAGTAGAAGCATACGCAACCGGTGACACGGCGTTATCTATCAAGGTAGAAAAGAACTCCCTTGCATACGTTGGCATGTTTCTCGGAAGCGGTACGAAAGGCGCGGAAGTTTCGGCTATCGACAAGACAAATGCAAATTATGATGTCTTGACAATCAAGGCTGCTTTTGGTGAGAATATCGCCAAAGATGCTGTATTATTCAATGCGGTTGCAGTTGATGGTTTAAAGCAAAAGTATGTGGCTAATTCGGCTCTGTTTAACCGTACAAAGGTTGAGGACGGAATCACATTGGTTTCATTGCTTCGTACAGCCGCAGAAATTGAACCCTCAAAATTGGTTATGCCGTTCTCAGAAAACGATAAAGCCAACATGAAGGGATGGTTTGAGTTTAACGAGTAAGGAGGTAGGATATGTTTTTAACGATTCAAACATTATTCGATGATGCGAACATTGTTTCCGCTATCATCAGACGTGTGAACCAGACACGCAAGGACACAATCTATTGGCAACAGTATCTTACTTTCCGTAGAGTGACTACTCGTGTGTTCAAAGACTATATCGGTTCTGTAACCGGAGTTATGGCTGGCTCCATCAATTCGCGTTTTGGAGAAAAGCCCATTCGTGAACGCAGGAATATCGGTTCCGGATATGGTGAGATTGCCTATTTGGGTGATGCTTATCAGATGTCTATTGACCGTCTTTCCGAATTGCAGGATTTGATTGACAAGTTCAATGCAGCTAAGCCAGCCGACCAAAAGGCTGCAATGGAAGAGATTGTAAACTTCCTGGCAGACGACTACCGTCAGATTACCCTTGCCGCTCACAAGCGTATGGATATTATTATCGGTGCATTACTTATGACCGGTGAAGCTACCGTTTACAATAAGGATGCTGCAATCACTTCCGGTCAGACCAATAATAAACTGCTGGAGATTACCCTTCCGTTCAACTTTATCAAGCCGAAAAGTAACGATGTGGTTGTAGACGGAAAAAATATGTTTATCTCTTATTTGAGAGAGAAACTTCATTCTTTAGCTCCGGATTTTGGTGTTTATGCCAAGATGATAATGACCCGTGCATCTTTCAACAAGCTTATTCTTGGTTCATCTGAATTTGGTGAACAGTACAAGATGATTCTCGGCAGCAACGAAATGAAGTTGAGTACGGGATTGGTTTCCTCTTCTTTGGCTTCCGAAGTGTTCACCGGCATCGGTCTGCCTCGCATCGAAATCAAGGAGGACTATGTGAAAGACCAGACGGGAAAAAACGTGCAGATTTACGCGGATAACCGTATTACTCTGTTACCTTCTGACAACATTGGTTATATGCGCCATCATACTCCGTATGAAGCGACAGACCCGGTACAAGGACGTACTTATACCCCGTCAGAAGGGCAGATGCTTATCTCTAACTACCGTGACAAAAACGGTCGCTACATGGAATATACGGCAGAATGGATTCCGCAGATTTCCAATCCAGATTTGATTACCAATTTCGATTTGAGCGAAATTGCATCTATCCAATCAGCATAAGGAGGTAGGATATGAAAGTAAAGGTTATATCAGTTTTCCGTGACAAGTTCACCGGAAAGTATTATACTCCCGGTGAAGTGATTGAAGTCGGTGAGGAAGCCCGTGTGCTGGATATGGAAAGCCGCAGACTTGCTGAACGGATTGAGGCAAAAAATACCGAAGTGAAAGCCCCTGAAGAAAAGAAGGAGGTGAAAATTTCCCTCTTTGAAAAGGAGTTTGAGAAGAAGGCTTTGATTGATGCTTTGAAGTCTATCGGTGCGCAGGCTTCCGGCAATATGAAAGAGGAAACTCTTTTGGCTAAGGTTGCAGAACTGGATGAAGAATCAACAGCCAAACTGAAAGAAGCATTAGGTATCGAGTAAAAGGATAGGGTAGTGCTTCTACCCTTCCATTGTCTAATTTTATAAATCAGAAAGGAAATGAAGAATTTTATTTTTGCCATGTGTGGCTTTTTAATGATGTCTTTGGTTTCGTTGAGCGTGCAGGCATCAAGTGTGGAATCTCCTAAGTGTGAATACGTGAATCCATCGGTTGATGTTGGTCTGCCGGATATTCAGTTTATCACTTTGGAAACGGTTCCGGCTGATTGTGTTGTACTGACCATGACACCCCCCGTCTTCTTGGTTGCAAATAACCCGGCTATGATGTGTTCGATGAAAGAGGAAGCGGCTATTCAAGGGATACGAATTAATGTTCCCAAATGTCCGTTCAGATACATCTATAAATCTAAACATTGTACGCATTATAGCTATACCGCATATAGTAAACTGATTACACCATATTGAATGATAGCAGCCATGAGTAACAAGGAGTTTGTACTAAGCGTATTTGATAAGAACACCCCGTCTAATCTTGTAGTTGAAAATATACTTTCAAGAACGGGATTGGATGGTGAAGAACCTTTTGCCGAGGAAAATCGGGCAAGATTAGAGGTCGCTTGTGCAAAGCAAATTCCGTGGATGATACAAAATCCATCTTCGGTCAGCGAAAGCGGATTTTCTGTGTCTTGGTCTAATTATGTTGATAGTCTAATGAAATTGTACTCATGGCTGTGTAAACAGTACGGTTTGAAAGACGAACTGAGTAACAAACCTAAAGTGACTTTCTTATGATATTCGCTCCCCACATATTGCAGGTTAAGGTTATCACCCCGATGGATAAGGATGAGTTCGGAAGACCTATTCCCGGTACCGGTGGTGAAAGCTGGCAGGAGGTGTGCAAATGCCGTTGTGATGATGTGAGCGCGGAAAAGAAAATATCAATCAATGGCGTTTTGTATGATTTCCAGTACAAGGTAGTCTTTGATAAGCTGTCAAAGGTTGAAGCTGGTACGGAAGTCCGGTGTTTGAATCCAGATGGAAGTATAAGGGGCGAAGGCATTGCTAAAAGTCCTTTTGAAACAAACTATTTTCCTTATAGACAGATATGGTTGGAGTAGATTTTGATTTCTCAGATGTAGAAGATTTCTTCGATGAAGGAGAATGGGAGGTCGAAAAGAAGATGATTGATGTGGGCGCTGAAGCCGTGAAGTACGCAGAGGAAAATGGCGATTATCAAGACCATACACTCACTTTGAGAACGTCCAATGATTACGATGTCGATAAAGACGGTTTGGCGCTGAAAAACGAAGCGGAATACGCATCATTCGTAGAATCTAAAGGGTATGATGTTTTGAGTAGTGCTGCTCTATATGCGGAGAAACGGTTAAAAGAAGAATTTGAGAAATGAAAAGAATATTCAAGTATGAATTGATTGTTGCAGACCATTCAAAACTATGTCTGCCTATCGGGGCGAGGATATTGTCTGTTCAAGTACAACGAGGTACTGTTTGCTTGTGGGCTATCGTAGATGAATATCAGAAAGAATTGTGCTTTGTGGATATTTATATGTACGGAACGGGGCAACACGTATCAGATGCAGATTTGGCTGGAAAAAGATTTGCCGGAACGGTTCAACTTGGAGATTTGGTTTGTCACGTATTTCTCGAATATGACGAAAACGTCCAATATTTGATAGTATGATAGTAACCACCGACATAGGAAACATCCTCTACCGGGATTGCAAGGCTTTCGGGATAGGCATAGTGCCAGCAGGAGAAACGCTGACGGGTGAATTGAAGTCCGAAAGGATTGTCATCCACACGAAGAAACAACAGCCGGGAACTTATTGGAAGAAATCTTTCGCAGAAGTGAATCTATGTGTACCCAATTTAAGCGAGAATGAAGCGAACACAATCCGGCTTAACGAACTTGAAAGAAAGGCTGGCAAGCTGTTTGATGATGTAGTAAGCACCTATGATGGTATGACATATCGTTACTCTATTGATTCTATCGGTACAGAAGCGGACACAGCTTTGAAGTGTCATTATGTGAATGTGAGAATTTTGTTTAATGTATTAAATGTAAAATGATATGATTACAGCAGTAGAAATTGACGAACTGTATTATGCAGAACCGATTAAAACGGTTACTACTCCAGCTGCCGGATTAACAGGCGTAGAAGTAGCCACCATCTTGGAAAACGCAGCAACGAAGCGGGTCAAGAATGTGCATGGTGACACGTATCAATACGAAGAAGCAGAGGCAAGTGTAACTCGTTACAAAAACGCTTTGACTGGTGAGTACTACCGGGAAACGTCTGAACCGGGTGAGGTGAAAATCAACTTCACCATTGGTGAGTATGATTATGCTACAAAGGCTGATTTACAAGGTGGTAAAGCCACAGAAAAGAATTGGGAAAGAGGCAAGTATAAGCCTATTCATAAATGTGTGATTGGTAAAACCAAAGACGGAGTTTATGTTGTGTTTCCGAAAGCGGCTATCAATGCCCGTGGCTCTAATACCGATAAGGCTGTCGGATTGGCTGTTTCGGCCGTTCCCCTTTCCACAGGTGTAGATGGATTGGCTTCCGAAAAGTGGTTTGACGAATCGGAAGTTGTAGTGCCGGAAGGTTGATAATTTTTCAGTAAAAGGATTGTTTTCAGATGGCGGTGGGTGGTTGCTCACCGCCTTTTTAATTTAATGTTATGAATAATCAAGCAGCAAAAACGGTTTCTGATGCCCTATTAGGGCTGGATTTTAAAAATGTAGGGATAGGTGGAATCGTTTATACCATCAAACCTCCTACAATTAAAATTATCTGTCGTGCCATTCATCATTTTTCCAATATCGCCCTGCGAGGAGATAATATCATGGAGGCTATTAAAGAGCTTCCTGAAGCTACTGAAGATATGCTGAAAGGTATTTCATGCTTCATCTGCGGGAATGATAGTTTGGTCAAAGAATTGGAGAACGGCACTTTTGAAGAAGTCAAAGATGCCTTGGAAGTCTGTTTCTCTATGATGGATATTTCGGCTTTTCAGTGTGTCAGCTCGATGAGGAACGTGTCGATGCTGGCAGCAAGACCGAAACAGTAGGAAACGCAACGTTCTTCGGGCAGATAGCCTATTTGATTGACACGCTTCGTCTGAGTTATACAGAAGTGTTTGAGATTATCCCTTATCGGAATCTGCTGATGATGCAACGGGATAAGTTACACACAGTATATGGTGGTCAAAAAGTGAATAGAATCAGTGGTAAGGAATTGGCTAATCGTAGGAAAAAGAAATAGATATGGCGAAATTATATTGTTTAACTTTTTGAAATTAAAAGCTGAGTCAAAAGAAGAAAAACTAAATCAGGTTGGGAAATAGCCCGACAAGCGAATAGAATCGCAGAAAGACGTTATGGAAGTGATGCAAGTAATCCTAATAATCTTGTGAATCGGATTACGGGGCGGTACTTGGGAAACTTCAACAGGAGTGGAACAAGTTGGAATAAGTCGGTTTCTCGTAGGACTTATATGGGAAATGCTAATGGGTAACATTAAAGCCGGATTACTCCGGCTTTTACTATTTTATGGTTATTCCGATTGAAATTTCATAGTTTTAACGCCTTCCTCAACTTTCTTGACAGCTTGTTCAGGCGTATAAACATCCATTGATACACATATAACTAACAATGCAGTGATTGCAGTAATTATTGTAACTACTAGATTTTTCCAATTCATGTGCGACATAATTGTACCACCTCCACCTAAAATGAAAGACGCCAAAATCAAAACCTTTCTTACTTGTGGATAATCATTAGAAAGAATCCATAAAGCACAATTTAGTAGAAAAAACACAAAAACCACTCCACATATAGCTTTAACTGGAATTCTTGTCGATTTGTGTGCACTTAGATATTCGCTTAAGCTGCAATCAGCAGAATTAAATAAGCGAATAACCTCATCAGAGTCACCTTCTATGTCTCTAATTTTAATTTTTTCGCCCATTAGTTATTCTCATTTATTGATTTTACTACTTTATGAATATCATTATTTGCTGATTCTTCAGTCCATTGTTCCGATGCGTTGTCTTTAATAATAATAATCTTATTATTTGAAATGATAATTTTAGTAGCAGGAATAGCGTTAGCCTCTAAAGGATTTTCAAAAAGGTTCGTACGCTTCATTGCTTCACCGATACTAATGGATTCAGATCTTATTTCATCCTTATTGGGAATATTGAATCCGGGATCAGCAACAATTATTGCACCTTTATCGAAAGGGTAGGCTATAATTTGTACTCCTACATCTGGTTTTAAATATTTACTAAATAAACGTCTAAAATTTATTAAGTAATTAGTCAATGTTGTTTTATCCATTTTTTCTTTTATATTTAATACGATCTTTTTCTTTTAACATGAGGGTACAGGATAGAGTTCATGTATTTAATAATTATTTTTCCAGTTTTTATAATTTTTCCGCTAACTTCTTAATATCATCCTTACTATTGATTACATGGGTATTGTCCCCTATGCGGACAGCTCCTATAACTTCATCGGAAGATTTTTCAAAAAGGTCTGAAACTTGAACATTCAAAGCAGATGCTATTCGTTCTAATACTTCTACTGAAGGATTGCCATTTATGTGTTGACTTAATCCCACTCTGGATATTCCCATCTTATCAGCAAGCTCTTGAACAGTTGTTCCTTGCTCTTTTATAACTTCTTTTATTCGTAAAGCCATAACTATTCTAAATTATATTTTGTGCAAATATACATACTTTTAAATACGTAAAGCGATAGCTATTCTTAAATTGAGTTAATGTAAAGCGAAATATTACTATTTTGTTTGCTTATTTAAAGCGAACGGTTTACATTTGCATCGTGGTTATAAAACGATAGATATATGAAACGCTACAACTTATCTCAAATTATGAAGTCAGCCCATAGATGTTATAAACGTCATGCTGGCAACAAGTCTTTCTCTGACTGTTTGAAATTCGCTTGGATGATGGCTAAGTCAGAACTGGCTCTTACCAATGAGGCAATGGCAAAGAAAGACAGAGAATATATAAAATCGGTAAATGCCTCATGTGGTGGTACTGTATCGGCAGAGCGTAGCTCTTATGATGATTTGTCAATACCTCAATCAGCGTATTACAATCCGTATAGTTACGGGCATTTCGGTGCTCACTATGTGGGTGATTAAAGTAGAACTTATAGTACTAACACATAAATATAATGAACATGCAAACAGAGATTATTAAAAGGAACAATTCTTCCTCGTATGAAGTTGATTTGATTGAAGTGAGAGAAGGTAAGGCAGTAACTTCCTCATTGGTAGTTGCCGAGTATTTTGGTAAAGCACACAAAGATGTATTGAGAGCTATTAAATCATTGGATTGTAGTGAGTTATTTAACCAGCGCAATTTTGCGCCCGTTGAATATGTCGATAAAAAAGGTGAAAAAAGACCCATGTACTATTTAACCCGTGATGGGTTCACCTTTTTGGCTATGGGATTCACTGGCAGGGTGGCTGCACAATTCAAAGAAGCGTATATTAGCGCCTTCAACGAAATGGAAGAAATGCTTCGCAAGAATGATTGCACCAAGTATGCCGAAAAGATATTAAAGTCCGAACTGAACCGTTTCAATAAACGGTTGAAAGAAACAGCGAAAAGAATGAGAGATGAAAAAGGGTTTGGATATGGTGCTTATGGCGAAATAATGGCAGGTGTCTTTGACTGTGACAAACTTCCATTTCAAGAAAGATTGCGTAATATCTTCTCCCAAATAGGCAATGCTTATGTAGAGGGTTATTATTTGGCAGGTCACTATATAAATGCTGACAATCAAAACAAGCAGATACGCAAGTTGATTTCTGATTTTGAGGGGAAGCTGGTAGAGGGATTCAGGATATATCCGAGTATATAAATAACACGATTATCCAAAGGCAGTCTTCGCACGACTTTAGGGGCTGCCTTATAAATTCCATAGTTATAAACCTCAAAGCAAGACCACCGCCTTTAAGGCTATTCAACGAGAATCTGAGAACATAGTCATTAATTAAAACAGCAAGAAATGAGTAAACGATTTGCTATTGCCGTTTTACCCAAAGAGAAGCAACGGGGGGGGGTAAAGTACGGCTTAAAGATTGAAAAGCCCTCTGCATTGGGTAATGTGTATGGGTTGACCGAAGAAGAACTGAAAGAACTTCGTGGATTGATAGACAATGTATTGACTAAATAAGTATGAAACATATGAAAACGAGACCACCACCAAAACTTCACGACAATGAAACGATTGTCGTGTTATGGTAAAATAAAAATCTCTCTCTTACACGATTATATAATAAGTTTGCAAACAGAAACAACGCAGTTATCCTAACGGCTGTAAAGTATAAACCCCACCATCGGATGAAGTTAGGAGCGTCCTTTGGTGGGGTCTAATTTTTTAAACTGTGTAAAAGTATGAATAATATTCAGATTTTCCAAAATGAGCAGTTCGGAAAAGTGAGAATTGCTATGAATGAGAATGAAGAACCGTTGTTTTGTTTGGCAGATGTTTGCGCTGTGATTGGCATAAAAGATACTTCAAGGTGTGCCAGTCGTTTAGATGATGATGTGCGTCAAACGCACCCCATAAAAGATAATTTAGGTAGAACACAACAAGCGACATTTGTTACTGAAAGCGGTTTGTATGATGTTGTCATAAGAAGTGATAGCGAAAAAGCAAAACCGTTTCGCAAATGGGTTACAAGCGAAGTTTTGCCCTCAATCCGCAAACATGGTGCATACATGACCAGCGATACACTTGAAAAAGCTTTGACCTCACCCGATTTTCTGATTCAGCTTGCAACCAACTTGAAAGAAGAAAAACAGAAGCGTATCGAAGCCGAACAGAAGATTCAGAAAGATGCACCTAAAGTCCTTTTTGCCGATGCCGTTTCAACTTCTCAACGTTCTTGCTTGGTTACTGAATTAGCAAAGATACTGCAACAAAATGGAGTGAATATCGGTCAGAACCGTTTGTTTAACTGGATGCGCGAGAATGGTTATCTTTGCCAAAAGGGCGACTACTACAATCAGCCAACGCAGAAAGCTATGAAATTGGGGCTTTTTGAATTGAAGAAAACCACCATCACCAAGCCGGACGGCTCTGTATTGGTCACTACTACTACCAAAGTGACTGGTAAGGGGCAAATTTACTTCGTAGAAAAGTTCTTAGGTAAAGATGCTGCTTAAATAATAATGCGCACCTCATTAGGTTGGGGTGCGCTGTCTCGTCTTATTTTGATTTATTCCAGTATCTGTCAAACAATTCTATTTCATCCCTATTGAATATACCAATAGGTGATATTCCTCCAGGTATGATACATTCAAATTTCCCATCATCCGTTATATTGCCCACCTTTAATTGACGTTCATTTTTTAATTCTACAACCAAATCCTCTATTTTAATATCACTTTCTGATTTATCTTTATCACATATAGGTTTGCTATTCGATTTTTTGATATAATCTTTAACCATAACTTTAATTTCCGAAATATCATTCGTCATCCCCCATATTTTGAAAAATAGAATGATTTGAAGTATTCCAAACACAATGATGATGATTGATACAATGTTTAATGTAGTTTCCATAATGATTAGCTTTAATATTGATAAACAAAAATATCTCAAAAATCAATCATTCCCAATTATTTCACGACAATTATTCCGTTGTCGCATATTAAATATTTGAAATATTGCTGGATAACTTGTGTTTGTCGAACTTAGCACAAATGAAAAATAATGGAGTTTAGAGGAGATACATCAGGATTAGATGAATTGCTTGAAAGTGTAGATGATAAGTATTATAATACTCTTTCTCAAATAGGGAGAGACGCCACCCGAAATGCAAAGATTAACAAGACTTATGAAAATAGGACTGGTAACTTGAATAATGCAAATGGGGGGTGTGTTGTCCGTAATGGGAAAATAGTAGATATGTGGGTGGAATCAGACGGTTCTCATTCCGAAGCGGTAAGAAATACAGAGAATCTTCTGATTTATTCCGAAAAATCAAAGGATGGGCTTTATTTGGCTAACGGTCAGCCTTATGCAAGCTATGTCGAAAGTAAAGGATTTGAAGTTATTATGACTAATGGCATCTTGTATGCAGGTAGGCAAATAGAAAAAAAACTATAATATGGCAGGAATTATATCAAATGTAGACGATGACGTTCAGAAGTTGCGTAAACTAAAGAACGAGATAGAGAATGTAAAGAAAGCATTGATGGGTATTAATATCACAGTGGATATTGATATTGCAAAGGGATTGCAATCGCAGCTTACCTCTTTGATTGGGCAATATGATGCGTTGGTGGATAAAATTGCGGCAACGGAAGGGAAAATAATGCTTTCGGTCAGTCGAATCAATAAAGCTACTGAAAAGATTGTTCAAGCGCAGGAGAAAGTATCTAAAGTCGTTAGTGCTCCTGCACAGATAGGTGATGCAAATACACAGACTAATACGGCTGAAACAGCAAGCATTCAAGCACAAGCAAAGGCTTATGATGATTTGAAAACCAAGATTAACGATATTCTTGGAACAAGGGATGCCAATATCAAACGAATGGTAGAGGAAATGAATGCTATCCGTCTGATTAATGCTGAAATTAAGAAAATCAATAAATCACAAGGGGAATCATCTTCTTTATCTTCTGCCCAACAAAAGCGGCTTGAACAGTTAAACAATTCATTATTGACACATAAAACCGCTTTGTCGGAGGTGAGACAAGCGTTGAATAATAATGCCAAACTTGATAATGTAGCCGCCACTTCCATGAACGGGTTATCCCAGTCTTTATCAAGAATGAGAATAGCCTATCGCGAACTGACAGAGGAAGAGCGTAATTCCCCTCTTGGTAAAGAACTGCTTGCGTCTATTCAGCAAGCGGATGCAAAAATAAAGGAACTTGATGCTACAATCGGAAATCATCAAAGGAATGTTGGTAATTATGGAAGGCAATGGAATGGACTAAGTATGTCTATCCAGCAAGTTGGGCGTGAGCTTCCTTCTTTGGCTTATGGTCCTAAAGTCTTTTTTTCTGCTATATCGAATAATCTTCCAATTTTAGCAGATGAAATTAAACGAGCGAGAACAGAGTATGAGCTATTGAAGAAGTCGGGGCAGGCAGCTACTCCGGTGTGGAAGCAAGTTATATCTTCTTTGTTTAGCTGGCAGTCTGCATTGACCGTGGGAATTACGTTGCTTACTTTGTACGGTGATAAAGTAGTGGATTGGGTTGCTGGTTTATTTAAAGTTAAGGATGCCTTACAAGATGTAGTCTCTTATCAACAGAATCTTAGTAAAATAACGTCAGAAGGTGCAAGAAATTCTGCAAGAGAACGTGTAGAATTGGATACTTTGTATAAGGCCACCCAAAATCATAAGAGGTCTTTAGAAGAAAGGAATAAAGCAGCAGATAAACTACAAAAAAAATACCCTTCTTATTTTGGTAATTTATCTAATGAGGCTATTTTGGCAGGTAATGCTGCTTCTGCATATAAATCTCTAACAGAAAACCTTTTGAAAGCTGCACAAGCAAGAGCGGCAATGAAGATAATAGAAGAGAACTACAATAAAATATATCAATTGCAGAAAGCTATAAATGCAGATACTAATTGGACTAATCGAAATAAAGAAAAGACAAAAGGAGGGACCGCCAGTGTGACAGCAGTAATTGGTGGTTCTATAACTGGGTACACACAAACGGGAGAGGTCCTAACAGACGAAGCAATAGAATACAATAGAAGAACCAAAGCTTTACAAGAAAACAAAAAGGCTGTAGATGCCTTGAAGGATGCTAATAATGCTTTGATAGATTCTATTGATGTAAGTGCTTTTGTTGCAGATAATGGTAATATTTCTGGCGTAAAGGACATAAATGCCTACACCGACCAACTGCACCGTATTACCGAGCTTGAGCGTAAACAGACCTTTGAACGCCAGCGCCAGCAGCAGGACTTGGATAATCAATTAGAGCAGTCTCGCATTGACAACTTGCAGGATGGTTACGAGAAGGAGCAGGCGCAACGTGAACTTATGAATAAGAAAGAAATACAAGCTTTAGGGCGCCAGAAGGAGGACTATATACGTGCCTATATACAAAATCAGAAGGAGATATTCGATGCTCAGGAGGATTTAAAAGCTAAACAGACAAAGGACTATGTGAAGAAGTCTTTCTCTTCATCTTCAATTTCCGTTGATACATCTGTTTTTGATTCCATAATAGGAAATACGAGAAAACGACAATATAGTGACGAAATACGTGAGCAGGAGGCCTCATGGAATGAGTATCTTGTAAAATTCGGTAACTACCAGCAGAAAAGGAAAGCCATCATAGATAAATACGACCAAGCAATAAAGGAAGCGTCGAATGCAGGTGACGAGGGTATACTTGAAGAGGAAAAACGGCAACAGCTTAATGACCTCGATGAACAGTACGGCAAAACGACCCGTTCTATGGCTGACTTATTCGAGGATGCGAGTAACAAATCGGTTTCCGCTATTCAGTCCATCATTGATAAGTATGAAACACTTGTCAAGTACATGGCTGGTACAAAGGAAAGTGACGGAACGAATGTTACACTTGACGAATTGAAAGCGCTCGGATTCACTGATAAGGACATTGAAAAGATAGAAAAGGGTGAAATCTCCATAAAGAACGTAACAGACGCAATCAAAGGGTTAAAGGATGAACTTAAAGGAAAATCACCGTGGCAGGCTTTCGTCTCTGACTTGGAGAAAGGGATAGAAGCCATAAAAAAGGGTGGCAACGATTCCAAGAAAATCGGTCAAGGAATCACCGATATAGGAAATGCTGTGACGTCTTTTGCCCCTGCATTGAATGAGTTCGGCTCAAGTATCGCCGACATATTCGGATTTGACGACAGTAAGATAACAAGTGCCATTGATGCACTTGGCGGCTTAGGACAAACGGCATCCGGGGTCGGGCAAATCATGTCGGGTGATATTGTCGGAGGCGCAATGAGTGCGGTTTCTGGAATTTCCGCTGTAGTGTCTGCGTTGGATGGGATGTTCGGTGCCGATTATTCCCACTATAACGAGATGGTCGAGGAATATAACAAACTCTATGAGATATGGGATGAGCTGATAGACAAGAAACTGGAATATATCGGCATTTCCTACGGTATGGAAGCGGACAAGGTCGGAGAAGAGGCGCTTGGCCTTGTTGAAAGGCAGATTGAGGCATATCGCCTGCTGGGAAAAGAGCGTCTTAATTCCGGTGCATCTGCCGGTTCCCATTCCATTGGCAAGCGGATGGCAAAGAACACCTCGTCAAGCGACTGGCAGGACATTGCCGACGCACTCGACATGTCAGTCAATGCCGCCAAAGAGCTTATCGGGACCGGAAGAATGACCGGACTGTTTGACCTCACTGTTGAGCAATTGGAGAAACTTAAATCCGAAGCTCCTGCCTTCTGGGCGAAGATGGACGGTGACGTGCAAGAATATTTGAACGGCATTATAGATGGAGAGGAAAGGATTGAGGATATTCAGGACCAGATAAAAGAGCAGCTCACCCAAACAACCTTTAACGGTGTGTTCGACAGTTTTGTAGATACTCTCATGGATATGGACAGTTCCGCGAAAGACTTTTCTGACAGTTTCAGCGAATATATGCAGCGTGCCGTACTTACCACAATGGTAGGCAACAAATTTACCGAGGACCTTCAAACGTGGTACGATGCCTTTGCCCAGGCCAATAAAGACCAAGGAGGCATTACGAAGGAGGAGATGGAGGCTCTTCGGAAGCAGTATGACGCAATTGCCGGTTCTGCACTTGCCGAACGTGACAAGCTTGCGGAAATTTTCGGATGGACCAAAGAGGATACCGACAGTAGCACGGATAACTATGAGGATTTCATCGGTAGTATGCAGAGTTCTCTTACTTCCCTTGATGTGACGGCCAAGGATGTTTCTGATAATATCTATGATTACTTCCGTCAGGCAATGATTAACGCTCTGTATGAAAAGGAGTACAAGAGCAAGATGGAAGAGTTGTACAAGACCTTTGAAGGGCTTTCCAAAGACGGATTGTCCGAGAGTGACATGGTACAACTCGGCTCTCGGATTGACCAATACATTGAGCAGATGATGAAGGGCGTAGAGGACGTTAATAGTTTGTTTGCTGACAAGCTGAAGAACGCCGAAGACTTGCAGTCGTTTGTTGATAGCGTCAAGTCTGCCATGTCTTCCATCGAAGCCACCGCCGAGGACGTAACAGACAATATCTTCGAGTACATCCGTCAACAAATGGTTGAGAGGATGTTTGCCGATACCTTCCAACCACAGATAGAAGAGTTTTATAAACGGGTTCAGAAATCCATGTCTGACGGCGATATAACCGATGCTGAACGTAATACACTGAGAAGCGAAGCTGAAAAGTTGGCTAATGACATCGTAGCCGCCAAAGACATTCTTTCTGATACTCTTGGCATTACCGAGAGTAACATGAAGAAGGAACTTGAAGAGGAATTCAAGTCCTTCTCCGATGGCATATTGAACTCTCTTACCAATGCCGAGGTAACAGCCGAAGCCGTTGCCAAGAATATCTCCGAATCCATGCGCAAGGAACTTATCGAAGCCATGTATGTCGAGCAATATGAACCGCGTATCAAAGCTATCTGGGAGAAATGGAAGGAATACTCGGAGGATGGACTTGTAACCGATGAAGAACGTGCCAATATCAAGAATGACATTGACGAATTGAGCAAGGAGGTTGCCGATGCTGCCGGAGAAATCAGCGATGTTTGGAAAGACTCTGGCGAGGAGGTAAGGAAGGCGTTCGATTCTTTCTCCGACAGTATCAGGAGTGTGCTCTATGACGCAGAAGCGACCGCCGAGGATGTGGCCAACAATATCTATAAGTTTATGCGTAATGCTTTGGTGGATTCCATGTTTACTGCTCAGCTCCAGCCTCAGATTCAGGCCTGGTATGACAAATATAGTGAATTTATGAAAGACGGTGCCATTGATACGGCCGAGCGCAAGACTCTGGACGAGATGATGGCCGAAATTCAGAAAGCCGGTGTCGACATTGTGGATGCGGCTAACAAGCTTTTCCCCACTCTTGATACGGGAGCCATCAACCGTGCGGAAGAAGCCGCCCAGGAAGCGGAGAACGCCCGTAATGAAGCTGAGCAGGAATGGGAGTCGTTCTCTGATGGTATTCTGAATTCCTTGTACGATATAGAGGCCACAGCGGAGGATATTTCCGATGACATGAGCGAATACATGCGCAAGGCTTTGATTAAGGCCATGTATGTGGAGAACTTCAAACCGCAGATGCAGAAGTGGTACAATGAGTGGAAAAAGGCCATGGGAGATGACGACCTGACTTCCGAAGAAAAGCAGCTCCTCGACTCCATGAAACAGACGATGGTTGACGACATGAAGAAAGAAGTTGATGCCATCAACCAGTTCTTTGGAACCATGTTTTCACAGCAGGCGAGTAGTAAGGGTTTTGAAGCCATGTCACAAGATACCGGCGAAGAACTTAACGGACGTTTTACAGCTTTGCAGGTTGCCGGGGAAGAAATAAAGAACCAGTCCATTCAACAGACCGGTTTACTTTCATCCATCAATGGCAAACTTTCATTGCTCAATCTTAGAAGTGGGGATGTCCCAGCTTTGTTATCTGGAACTCCTAATTTCGCAGATAGAGCCAAAGAGACAATAGCGAGCGGCTATCAGTCGCAGGTACATATTGTTTTCCCGACAGAGGACATAAAGGCATTGACCGATAGAGTCTCCAATATGGAAAGAATCGTAGATGAAATGAGAACATTCCAAGTAGAAGGTAACATGGACCGTAGAGATATACTTGAAAACTCTGTTATTCTTGCCAAGAATAGTCCGCGAATACTCGATAATACAAATGATATCAAGCAGGATATAAAGAATCTATAATAGTTATGGCAGAATTAATAATAAACGGAAGAGAAGCCCTAAAAGAGTGGGGTGTTAGAATGGGAGATAACTTTCTTGATGTACTGGGAGCACCGGTACCTCTGAAAGAGTTTATAGAGAATAAATCACGCTTGGAACATGGGAAACAAGTTCTTATGGATAACCCCAAGCTTGATGAGCGTGAGTTAACTCTTGTTTTTACAGTAGAAGGTGATTCTCCTGCCGATTATCAGGCAAAGAAAACAGCTTTTTATGAAGAACTTTACAAAGGTAAAATTGATATTCAGATTCCTGAGAACAGTAGTGATATTTATCATTTGCTATATTTAGGAAAGAGCGTTTCTTATGCCCAAAGCTTAGACCGGACATTTGGGAAAATATCAGCCAAATTCTGTGAGTATAATCCATCTAACCGTGTTGTAGGCTAGAAATTTACGACATTAAATTCATTGTCGTGTATGGAAGCTCTAATTTTTAGGGCTTCTTTTTTTTATGTCCGACCTTTGTTTACATGATAGATATTAAGGACATACAAGGCAATACCCGCTTTTCAACTGGTATCAATCCCGGTGCAAAAGGCAAGTTCTCTTTAATGAAAGAGGACTATGTCGTACTACCTTTTAATACTCTGTCCCCAGTCGATTTCCAAGTAGGTGATTACGTTGACCTGCGTGGGGTACTCGATGCCTCCATGGGCGGTAAATTGGCAAAAATCTATCAGATTGTAGATATTCCCTATCCGACCTACAAGAACGGAGGCTACTCCTATGAACTTCGTTTTGACGCTTACTATTTCAAGTGGAAAACAAAGATATTCAAGTACACCCCGGAGTACGGAGGACTGGAAGCGTCCTGGTCCCTTACCGCTTCACTGGATGTCCAGATGGGTGTATTCCTTCGCAATTTGAAAGCTCTTGGTTATAAATATGAGGGAAAAGACTTCGTGTTTTCCATTGACGATAGTGTCGAGAACTCCTCCAAATTGATGACCTATGACAATACCAACCTCATTGATGCTATGTTCAGCATGGCTGATAACTGGGGTTGTGATTGTTGGGTAACGGACCATGTCATCAACTTCGGACGCTGTGAGTTCTCCGACGCTGTTAAGATAGAACTGGATAAGGAAGCCAAGGACATGAGCCGGAGTGACAGCAAGGGTACTTATGCCACAAGAATCTATGCGTTCGGTTCAACAAGAAACATCCCTACCAACTATCGCCCGGTAGACCAGACCACTGTTGTCAACGGTATCGTCCAGAAGCGCCTTATGCTTCCGGCAGGCACTCCATACGTGGATGCCCACGAGGGCTTGACCGATTTGGAAGCTGTCGAAGCCGTTGTTGTATTTGATGACATCTGCCCCAAAAGAGTAGGTGAAATCACCGGTGTAAGCTTTTATGAGAGCGAGGTAGATAATGAAGATGGTACAAAGACAAAAGCTACCTTCTACCGGTTCAAGGATTCAGGCATCAACTTCTCGAAGAAATACATCCTTGAAGGACAGGAACTCAAAATCAGGTTCGAATCCGGCAAGCTCAACGGCATGGAGTTCGGTGCTGCCTTCAACCCTCTTGGCCTGACCGAGAAGAACGACGACGGCACATGGAATCCTGACGCCCAGCTTTGGGAGATTATCCGTAACGAGGACTACGGCAGACCCCTGCCGGATGAAGTGCTGTTTCCGGCAAAAGGTGACAGATATGTGCTGTACGGCTGGAATGCCGGGAAGATAACCGAACTTGGGTTGGTTGCTATTGCCGAGCAGGAATTGCTTGCCACCGCCAGGAAGTACGTGGCAAAGGCCTGCATCGACGACGGTACCTATACGGCTACGCTGAACTCTGTTTGGGTGCACAAAGACCCAATCAATCACAGCTTTGACATCGGCCAGCGCATCAACCTTGTCAATCCCACCTATTGCAATGGTGGGCGCTTGTCCCGTGTCATCGGCTTTGAAATCAAGCTGGACTTGCCTTACGACTCCCCACAGTACACTATCGGCGAGAGCACCGCCTATTCCCGCATTTCCGACATAGAAGGTAAGGTCGAGGAGTTGACTTTCAAAGGTCAGACCTTCACCGGTACCGGCGGCAGCAACATCTATGTTATCAAGACCAACGACGCTACGGCCGCAAGCAACTTCAATGTGTTCTCAGCCTTGCGTACCTTGAGAATGTTCCTCCGCAAGGACGCAAACGACGTAGCGGAAGAAATCATAAACTTTTTGAAGGGATTGCTGATAGGCAAGAACGGCAGCGGTATCACGGTACGCAAGGACGGCACCTCGCAGGCTGTCGTTGACCGTCTATATGTGAAGATAAAGGCCGTCTTTGATGAATTGCAAGTCAAGAGAGCTACCCATGTAGGCGGTGAACAAATAATCACCCATGCCGGTATAAAGTGCATCCGCGTGGAGGAACTGGAAGACGTCTATCGCTGCAGTTTCCTTGCCGAGCAGGACGGTGAGGCGATAGCCAACGAGTTCAGTGTAGGCTCGCTGGCGCAGGCAAAGGAGTGCAACATCGTCGAAGGAACCACTCTTAATGCCTCCAACCGCTACTATTGGCGTGAGGTCGTGGCCGTGGGACGTGACTACATCGACTTGTCCAAGACCATTTGCGGTGAGGACAGCGATGTTCCCCAAGCGGGCGATGACATTATAGGATTGGGCCACCGTACAGATGTAGACCTTCAAAGCGCAATCGTGCTATCGTCTACCAACGAGACATCCCCGTCTATAACTTTCTACACCGGCATTGACGACTTCAACCTAACGGGGAAAGATGTAATCTCCTTCGGTGTTGACAAATCCACCAGGCATGCCTACATGAAAGTGTACGGTACTTCCTATATCGGCGCCCGTGATGAGAGCACTTACATCAAGTACACACCGGAAGGTGGCGTAGAAATCAAAGGGCGATTCCTTACGATGGCCGGTGAGGACATCCTGACAATGTTCACTGTCATTGAAGGACTTATCAAGTCTGAAATCTCATCCGTGCGTGATGAAATCAATGCCCTGAACAATTACCTTAACAATGCGTCTTTTGCCGCTGACATGCAGTACTGGACCGGTAGCAGCAACATACGCATCTTCCGAGTTGACGGTCGGCTGCTGTACTTCAACAGTAACTTCTATGCGAACAAGGAATCTTTCGCCGATATAGTAAGCGAACGCGCAAAGAATGTGCTACGCCTTAAGAACAGCTATATCGAGCAGGTCAACTCAGACTTTTACCGCCATCCGGATTTTGAGACCTTCGACGAACTCAAGCGCCCCCGGCAGTTCACTATCTCTTTCAAGTATCTGGTGAAGCGCCCCGGCACTCTTGCCTTCCATTTCAAGAACGAGAACAAAGAAGGTTTTGAGGAATACACCCCGATTTCCTTTTCTAAGGACCTATATCCCAGTACTGAATTCAAACAGATGGAGATAACCGGTAAGTGGAACGGAACCGGTGATTTCCACATGTCTTTTACCGGTGACATGTACTTGTATGCACTTACGCTAACCGATGATGCTCTTGCTGACTTGCGCGAGGAATTCAATATGCGTTTTGAACTTACAGACAAGAAGATTCAGGCGAACCTTGACGAAATCAGAAGCACGGCAGGCAAGCTTGAAGAGTATCACAGTGAATTCCTGCTTACCGCGCGCAACCTTGAAGCGAAGTTCACGGAGGACCTGACGAATACTGAGAGTCGTATAACGCAAGAATACACCTCTGCTATCGACATCTCCGCCCGTGGTCTGAAAGCTGAATTCACGTCCGGTCTTGTAGGCCTTGAGACTGGAATCACCGAAGCATATAAGTCTGCTATTGACATATCGGCCCGCGGTCTTCGTGCAGACTTCAGTGCGTCCGTCTCTGACCTGGACGGCAAGCTGTTCGCCCATGCAGGCAGCTTTCATGTGACTGCCGAGAAGATAGAAAGTATGGTGACCGCCACAAACAGCCTGAAGGGTACCGTGGAACAGCATACCTCAGCCATCAGCCAGACGGCCAGCCGTATAGACCAGTTCGTGCAGAAGATAACCTTCGATTCCAAAGGTAACATTACCAATATCGACAAAGCCGGTTTAGTGACGGAGAGCAATATCGCCACCATGTTTGCGGAAAAGGTCGACCCAAACGGTGATATCGTCAGGCGTGCTCAAATCAGCGCGTTCATCACCGAAGGCGAAGCGGGCAGGCTGATATCCAATGCTACAATCGAGGCTGACCGGATAAACTTTACGGGAAAGACCATCATCAACGGCAGTTTCGTGGTCGATACAAACGGGCGTGTGACGATGAACGACATCACGGCAAACAACCTGACTCTAAAGGGCAGCATAACGGGCACGGATGCTACGCTGAACGGCATCACAGCTAATAATCTGACATTAAAAGGCAATATCTCAGGTATTGACGCCATCCTGAACGACATTACTGCCAATAACCTTACGTTGAAGGGCAACATTACCGGGGCGGGGGCTGCACTGAATGATATCACCGCCAATAATCTTACCTTGAAAGGGAGTATAACGGGCAGGGATGCTGTCTTGAACGATATCACAGCCAATAATCTTACGTTGAAAGGAAATATTTCCGGTGCCAACGCCATATTGAACGGCATCACCGTAAACGGAAAGATAAACGCCTCCAGCGGCCGGATAGGTGACTATCTGTATCTGCATGGTAACGGTATATCCACCAACTCGAGAGCGTTCGTGACCGACCTTACAGATAGCACTACGCAATTCGAACTCAGCAAGAGCTACTATCTGCATGCGATAGCGTCGGACGGAGGAGCCAATAGCATCCTGATAAGGCCCTACCAGACTATGGAAGCGGGCACAGTCAAAGGGGTGGTAACCATCTCTGCAACCATTCCGGGGCGCAATAGGGCCATACACGTATCTTCCGGCGAGAGCTATTTCGGTGGTGATGTGATAGTGGGGAAGATGTATGCTCCGTCCTCCGGGACTCTGGAAATTGCCGGGCCGCTGAAGACGCAAGGTGTATACCGGAATACTGACGTGATACTCTCTTCGGTTACAAGGTACAGCATTAAGGCGACCGACCACACACTGCTTTTTTACGGCAACTGTACTATATCCCTTCCGTCCTCTTCTGACGGGCATGAGATATGGATAATGCCGAACGGGAATACCATCAGTTTTCCTTCCGGTACGTTCGCGAACTCTTCCAGGACGAATATCAACGGGCGTGAATGGCATGTGATAAAACGGGTTTTGGGGAATTGGTATCTGTCATGGATGAGTATATAGAATAATTAAAATAGAAAGTATGAAAATCAACTTTAAGAAAATCGAGGCCCAGACCTCATTCGAAGGCGCCAAGCAGACCTTCGACGTAGCCGAAACGGTCGGCAATGAAATGATGTACAACGGAAGTATCCTTCTGGATATAGGCTTTGAAGACTTGGCACGGGAAATCTACTACTCGAAAGATGCGGTGGAAATCCCGGAACAGTATTGCAAGGCTCTTGAACTTGTGGTGAAGAACTCGCGGCTCATAGCTGCCGTGAAACGTGCGGTAATTAACCAACTGAATGTCATCCAGCCATCTTAAATCAATTCTGAAAATTATGGTATTGGAATCAAATCAGTTCAACCAGCTTGTAGAGGAGGTGAAGAAAGCCCTTCTTGTCGGCTCCCAAGGTGTGGGCGATGTGGAGATTGTCGATTCGCTGGCCGATATCGTGAGCCTGCCCGCCCTCCGTCTTGCCGGTATGGAAGAATCGGTGGTCGAGGCACCGCTTGAGTTGCTGTCTGCCCCTGCTGAGGAAGCTGCTGAGGAAGTGCGCAAAGCCGAAGCGGAGCGTGTCATAGTGGAGAACGCACGCAAGGAAGCTGAGAAATCCCGTGAAACGGCTGAGACAAAGCGTGCTTCATCTGAAAGTACCCGCGCATCTGCTGAAACTACGCGTATCAATGCCGAAAAGGAACGTGTGACAGCCGAAGGTCTCAGGAAAACGGCAGAGACAGAGCGAGACAAAGCTGAAGCGGTCCGACAGACGTCTGAGACCGGACGGGCAACTGCCGAAACCGGCCGTGTTACTGCCGAAGGTAAACGTGTCAGCGCCGAGGAGGAACGTAAAAATGCTGAGACAGTGCGGGCCAACGCAGAGTCAACCCGACAGACAGCCGAAACGGGTCGTGTCAATGCTGAAACCGGTCGTGCTACAGCAGAAGGTAAGCGCGTTACTGCTGAGAATGCCCGAAGCACTGCTGAGGATACACGTAATAGTGCGGAAACTAACCGCCAAACAGCCGAAACCGGACGCGTAAATGCTGAAAGTACCCGTGTCACTGAATTTGCTGCCCTCAAGCAGGAATCGGAGACGGCTACTGCGAATGCTACTGATGCGGCAGAACATCCTACCTACATCGGTGCAGACCACTATGTATACCAATGGGATAAGAGCGCTAAAGAATACGTTAAGACGGATATCTATGTGAAAGGCAAGCCGGGAGATACATTCACCCTTCTTGGACGTTACGATACGCTTGATGCCTTAAAGACTGCTGTACCTGACGGGTCAAACATCACTGGCTTCTATTCCGTTGGAACTGCATTGCCTTATACATATTATGCCTGGTATAACGGTGATTGGCAAAGTCAAGGACAATTGCAAGGTCCAAAGGGCGATAAAGGCGAGAAGGGGGATACGGGAGCGCAAGGTCCTCAAGGCGTACAAGGTCCACAGGGCATGAAAGGTGATACCGGTGCCACAGGACCGCAAGGAGTAAAAGGTGATACTGGTGCTACCGGTCCTGCTGGTGCAAAAGGCGCCACTGGTGCACAAGGAATACAAGGTCCAAAGGGCGATAAAGGAGACAAAGGTGATACGGGTGCAAAAGGCGCTACCGGTGCTACTGGTGCCACGGGTGCAGCAGGTGCAAGTGCCAGTATTACCGGTGCTACTGCTACGGTTGACGCCAACATCGGTACGCCCTCCGTGACCGTTTCTCTCGGTGGTACCGCATTGGCCAGAACCTTTTCCTTTGCTTTCAAGAACCTGAAGGGTGCTACCGGAGCAAAAGGCGCTACGGGTGCTACCGGAGCTACTGGACCTAAAGGGGCGACTGGTGCGCAAGGACCACAAGGGCCGCAAGGTGTCGGTGACCCGACAGTCACCGGTGCGAATACGGTCACGACACTGGCCTCCCTGCCAATTTCCAAGAGAAGTATCACTGCAAGGTTGGGTTCTGCCACGAACATCAGCCTTGCTTCCGGAATGTCAGTGGGCAATGACTTGTATATCCGCTGCGTCGCATCGGCGGCATTCACACAGCCGATACCCAATACCGGCGCGTTCACTTCGATGTCCGGTACTTCAATCAGTGTTTCCGCTGGAGATATCTTTGAGATTAGTATCTGGTGCTATGCCGCTGGCGCCTATTCAATATCCGTAAAAACAAGGGACTAAGGTTTATGAGTGTATTAAAAAGACGAAGCAATAATATAAAGGACGGTCAGTATGTGATTGCATTCTCCGACAGTAGAGCCTTAATAGATATTTCCAAGGATTGTGGAATGACATGGACCAGAAGACAACCTTCCGACCTTCCTAATGTAAACGAATACTTTTTCAGCAACGATAGAACGAGGATTGCCATGTCCGGAGACGGCAGGCATATCTATTGCTCGTGCTATATGGCAAATGTGGGATTATTGCGTTCTACGGATTTTCTGGAGACGGCAGAACCTTTCAAGCCTGATAATTGCTATTCCGTGTACTCGATAGCCTGCAACGGTAGGGGGAATCTGGTCGCTATTGTGTGTCAGAATAGCAATAACAAATATGATTTGATGCTTTCCGGGGATTATGGGAAAACATGGCGGGTCTCTAATGGATTAAAAGACAATACCGTGCCTCTCATGGGGGTGGAAATGTCCCATTCCGGCAGATACGTAGTGGCATATGCGTCAAATTCTCCCTATTATACTACCCATGAGCTGTTTATATCTTCCGATTATGGAGAAACTTTCAGCAGTGAAATATTCAGGGGGCCTATCACAAAGATTGCCATTTCCGGTGACGGCAAATACATGTTGTGTTGCTGCAACAGGGAGAGTTCATCAAAGTTATACTATGCCTATTATTCCGGGGATTATGGGAAGACGTGGACTAAAATTACCGATTCGAGTTTCTCTGCCCGTACATTGGCCATATCCTATGACGGGAAATATATGGTTATAGAGGGAGGGTACTCTTATTCCGGTGCACGTATATCCGCCGATTACGGAAAAACCTGGGCATTGAAGCATTCCGTTATTGGCAATAGCTTTGCTTTGGGGCTTTCGTCTGACGGAAAGTATGCGATAGCACAGGAAAGTTCTTCTCCGTATCGTATGTTCAAATCTTCGGATTATCTGGGCTCATTTACTGAAATAAATACGGCACCGCTTACATCAGGTATTAGAGCGAATTACCGATTTATCATAATGAATAAAAATAGGCTTTAACAATAATGCAATATATACATATTTATTCAGAGGAGAAAGTTGTCCGTCTTGATTTTGAACTGGACGGAAACTATGAAGTGGGTACAACCTATGAGGATTACCTGAATGGAGCCTGGGTACCGTTGAATGTGGAACAAAAAACATTTTATGAAACCCATCCGGCAGCGTCTGCAAAGGAAATTCTCGAATGTGAATTAACTCCTCCCTATGAACCGACTTTGGAGGGTGTGAAGAGCGCGAAGGTCAATGAAATTGCTGTTTACGACGGGTCCGATGCCGTGAATTCCTTTACGCTTGGCGGCAAGCGGATGTGGCTTGACAAGGATACGCGGGTAGGACTGGTAAACTCAATTGCTATCGAGCAGGCTGTGGGTAAGGAGACAACCGTGCTGTGGTATGATGCCGTGAAGTATGTAATCCCCATTCCTCTTGCCTTGCAGATGCTGGCCGCACTGGAACTGTATGCCCTGGAATGCTATAATGCCACGCAGGAACATCTGGCCGCGGTTATGGGACTTGCTACGAAAGAGGAGGTCGGAGCGTATGATTACACTTCCGGTTATCCTGAAAAATTAGTGTTCAACCTTTAAATTGATAGCTTATGATTTACTTATGTTTTATGTCGCTGTTTTTGCTCACTATGTACATAATGTATGCGGTGAGAGTGTGCGGAGTGCCCTGGTCGCTCTCTGGCACCTATTATCAACTGAAGAAACGGAACCGCTCGGCGTGGCTGTTTCAGGCGGCGATGGCCGTTCCTGCCATGCTGCTTATGCCGGTGTGGATTGAATGCTCATCGGAGAACCTGCAATGTTTGGCATTTCTTGCTTGCGGTGGGCTGATGTTCGTCGGGACAGCCCCGCTGTTCAAGGAGGAATTTCAGAGCAAAGTACATTATGCAGGGACAGTAATAGCCGGATTAGCTACAATTCTTTGGGTTTGTCTCTCCGGTATGTGGTACTTGCCTGCGGTTGCTTTCCCGATAGCCGTTGTTATCATGTTGAGATACCGGAAATGGCTGTTCTGGGCGGAGATGGCAGCGTTTGCTTGTGCTTATGTGGGGGTGCTTATAATTTGTATCGATTGTTAAACCGGGAGAAATGGAAATGAATGATTGGATTATGTTGGTGACCGCACTCGGTGGCATCGAGGGCATCAAGCAGCTTGTTAAGTGGTGGATGTCGCGCAAGACCAATGCGCGTATTGAGGATGCCCATGCGGATGTTGAGGAGTTCAAGGCTTTACGGGAGTACAACGAGTTCCTGCAGAAGCAGCTTTCGGAGAAGGAACAGCGGTTTGTGGAGCAGACTGACCGGCTCCGTAAGGTGCAGGATGAATTGTTTACACTGAAGGAGACTAATTCTGACCTGAAACTGGAACTGGCACTGAAACGGTGTGAGAGAAAGAAGTGCAGTGATAGAGAACCGCAAAATGGGTATTAATTGAATAAGGAGGAAAATTGAAATGGCGAATGTGAATCAACTTGCACCGTTTATCCTAAAATGGGAAGGCGGTTTCGTGAATGACCCGGCAGAC